TATTTTATCAAAGTCTGCGAGATCAAGTCTACCGTCCAACTCCAACCAACGTTGTCGTTGTTGATAGTTGCCAAATCTTCTTACAATTCTGTAAATGTTCTTTCCGCGAACATCACAAACCCAGCACTTAAAGAATCCGTTTGCAAAGTTTACAGACATTTTCTTCTTGTGGTGTTTACAAAAAGGACAGTGATACAAATGCTCATTACCTTTTTGATAATATGAACCGAGGATGTCGGTTAACATCTTTCTTTTTTCTTCCATAATTTCCTCCGTGATTTTAGTATAACACGTTTTGAAAATTTGTCAAGAATTATTTTTTATTTTTTAACATCATGTTGATCAAAAGTAGTTTTTAAAAACTCACTGAATTTTTCTTCAACATTTGGTATAGGATCATTATCTTCTAATCCATTAAGAAACATTAAAAAACGATTTATAAAATTTTGTTCTATTCTGTCGTCAACAATTTTAGAAACATTATCATTCATATTCAATAGATCTAAGCCGGTCTGTGTTTTGAACTCATCCTCAGCACCCATCATTTTGGCAACTATTTCTTTGGCATCTTTTGCGTTACCCCAGATTCTTTTTAAGGTTCCAACTACTGGTACTTCGTCAATTATTTGTTCTAATGCTTTCTTTCCTGCTTCTTTTCCAGCTTGAGCTAAGCGATAAGAATTTATAACTTTCTTTAGTTGCCCAACGGTTTGTATTGGAGCTTCGTTTAAAGTTTTCTTTCTCCAATTCTCCATGATCACTTTCATATCATTTGACATAATTTTTCCTCTTTTATGTCTAAATAGTTTTTAATCCAGCATTTGCTATAACAACTGCATCGGCTTTATCATCGGTTCCGGGCTTTGGGTTTCCATGAGAAGTATATTCAATTAAAAAAGATGTTGGGTATTTCTCTTGAACCCACTCAATAACCTTGAGCTTCGTGTTCTCGCCCCTTTTAATTTTGAGATCAACGAGACCCCGAGCTTTGTTTGCCTGAAGGAGAGTCGGAGGGCTGCCAAATAAATTATGAACCACATAGCTACACATACCATTAAAACGTTGTAGCTTGGCCATTGTAACCGCTGTTGTTTTGCCTCCGGAGAATGCCATGAATGGTTGTTCGATGAAAACATAATCTACCTCCGAATGTTCTTTTATTATTTCCATTGTTTTTTTAAAGACATCGGCTCGTTCTTCAAGTTCGAGATCAGTTTTAAATTTGATCTCATCAACAAGAAGCAATTCTTCGTTTTCGTTTATCAAACAATAACCAACTCTACTTGAGCTAATATCTAGTCCTAAAATAATCATAATAATCTATTATAACATATATTGTGAAGGTTGTCAACTATAAATCTAATTTTAATTTAAATAAATATGAACGATCCGGTGTCTTGCGAACAGGATTGGCAACTTTTGCAACACCAATCAGGTTTTTCTTTTCATCATAGATTGCAACTTTTGATATGTAGGTTTCTTTAACTTGTTCCGGAACGTAGTCGACTAACTCTGTGTGTGTGATATTTGCAACATCAACTTCATTTTCTTTGTAATGAATCGAAGAAGATCCGAACGTTCCATAGTAAGCAGAGTTGTGGTTTACAAATGTTGGATTGTTTGACCAATTTAATTCAGAAAACGGGGCTCTGCAAAGCATTCCCATTGTTGGAATTCTTGTAGTTCCTTGAAAATCAATTGAGAAAGAAGCCGAGGGAAGTGTTGAGAAGCTTGAAATATCTTTGTGTAAGCCTGATCCAAAGTGTGTCCACTTGTTTATTGTATCGGAGGAACCAGAATAATTAATGTTATTGTCCTCGCCTAATTGCCAAGAGCCTGTTAAAACAATGATTCCTTCTTGGTAAAACACAAGACCAGCAACTGAACCAGATCCTGTTGAACCAGCAGGACCAGTTTGAATTAGTTCTCCTCTTCTACCTCTATCAGTGAGGGTTCCTATTTTAGAGCCAGAAACATAGTAATTTAGCTCAACAGATCCTTTCTTAATCTTTGACCCATAGAATATCGAAGGAATCGAAATAACAGACATTTCGGCCGTTCTAAGGTCTCTTTCGGGTAAAGGCGCTACTGTTTTCATTTTAAAATGAGGAGATTGAAAAGAGTATTTGTCTAACAATCCCTCGATTGAATAAGGAACAGGATAGCCTTCATATGTTGAAGCGTTCGGAGACTCTTCAGGAAGTGCTGTCTTTACTCCGTGGATTACTCTGCCGTTGAATGGAGGGGTATTGTTTAATATTTGATCTTTGTTTAGTCTATCTAATTTAGTACCTGGATTTGATTGTTCAGGATAATAATATTGAGAAATTGTTCCTGACAGATTGTAAGAAACTGGAATCTCTTGTCCTTTGCTATACACAACATTGTATGCATACAAACCTTCAACAGATAATGCTGAAGGATAAGAACGAATACCATCTGCTGTTATTGAAGCCGATATCTCTTGTCCATCTGGCCTATCAACGTTTATCTCATATAGAGAAATGTGTCCATCATCAACATGAAGAATGTTTGATTGATTGGCTCCTGAAAGATCAGGGATTGAATCAATAACAACGGTGCCTGAATGAATATAGAAGCTAGTCTCGGGATAAGCTTCCAAAGTATTCACAAAGACATCATTTTCTCCAAACTTAAAAACAGCCATAAGAGCCTCCTAGATTAATAGTCTAATCTAACTCGGAGGGTAAACTCTTGAGAAGGTGTTTTCTTCAAAGGTTCAGACAATTTTGCAACAGCCATCAATTCATTATTCGGAGAATACAAACCGATTGTTGTAATATAAGAAATCGGATCAGCTGATGGATTGTTATCTTTTACAATTATCTTTGAACCTGATAGGTAAGTTGGATTAGTTGAGTAGTTAAACTCGTTGTGATTTGCACGACAGAAATAAATTGTTGAGTTTAACTCGGTTGTGTTATTAAAAGAAATGTTGTAAATTCTATTTCTCAAATTGTTACCAATTGTTTTAATTGTAAATTCATCTGTCATTTCATCAAAAGAAGATGTGGTATTTCCTGCTGTATCGAAAAAGTTGCAAGAACCTGAGTCGTTATGGATAATTCCACCATCAGCTTGATCTTTAAAAACAGAACCAGTGATAACAACAATACCTGCTTGATAATAAATCAAACCAACTGGATGATAAACATTCGACCCAATTGTGGTTACGTTTGTATCGTGTAATAGATATCCTGTTTGGTTTGAAGCAGTTGCATAAAGAATCGCATATTCCCCAGCAGGAGAGTTTACAAAGTAAGAAGTTTTAGCTCCAACATCAGAAATGGTTATTCTGTCTTGGAACAACGCTCCGGCAAAATCAACAGAAGAAGAGATACCTAACTCCATTGAGAAAGACTCTTTCTTGATTTCATCTTTAACAAGCAAACGAGAAAAAGGGATAATAAAGTTGTCTCTTAGTTTAGCTCCACCAGCAAGAATATTTCCATCTGCGTCGAATTCCAGAACTGAACCTGTTACATCATATCCTACAAGAATTTGAGCCATTTGATTGTAAACGTTCTTTTTCTTTTTGTATTGATTTACACTTGTATCATAAACAGCAGAATTTGTTGACATACCATAAGTAATATCAAAAATGTGGTTTGCTGAAGAAGATAGATAAGGATAATCATAAACAGTTTGGAACATACCGTGAGTATGAAACTTTATATTATTATCATTATAAGTTCCGGAAACAATTGTTCCCGTTAAAGGAATAGCTTCATGAAGAAGCGTTCTTGTTGAAACGATATCGTTTTCACCTAAATTTTTAAATGCACCTACATTAGCCATATTTTATCTCTCTTTATGTTGATTTAAATTTTACGAATCTTACAGGAACATCAATAGTGTACCCAGTATTCATTCCAGTAACTCTAACTAGTGTATCGATATGATATACTTCAGATGAGCTTCCTGCTCTGTTGTCTAGTCTTGAAGTAGAACCAAGTTGTGTAAATAGATAAGTACTAGTCTGTAATGACAAAGAAGAACCAATTTTAAATTGTAAAATTGTGCCTCTTGGACCTTCAATTACTTGACCAGCACCATTTGAATCAGTATTTGGATTATTGGTAATAACACCATCTTCTGAAGTTACTGTATAATAAGCAATATTGTCATCGTCAATGTAATCTAAAGAAACATTTCCACCTGCAACAGTTCTGATATTTCCTAGTCTGTTATCTATTTGAATTGTGTAACTTTCTTCAACCATATCAGCTGAAAGGGTTTGAGCTGGTGTAATAGCGTTTGTGTCTAAACCTTGGTCTAATCTTATTCTTCCACCGGTAGATGTAGTTTGCCCAAATAGAATACCGGCAATAGCTGTTCCTGTTGAATCATATCCAATACCATTTTGTGTTGAAGTGCTTCCATTGTCATTTTCTGTTAATCCGTCAACAGCAACAATAAATGATCCACTTGAATGTCGAGCTGTTGTTGATCCATCAATTATTTCATTCAACTTAATCACCGGAAGGTACAAAAGTTCTAGACTTTCATAAGTTACCAGTTTAGATTTCATTGAAACAGCGTTATCTGTGAAAGCTTCAAGAATTGGGGTTTGAAGGATTTCGAGATCATAATAAGCCGATCCATTGGTGTTTGAAGTGTCATACAAAGAGTAATCTATTTCTTCATCTCCAAGTGCAAATTTTGTAATTTGAAAAGAACCGTCACCTTTAGCTAAAACTTTGCGACCATGGTCCGTTAATACAGCGTCTAAAATTATGTCGCCAGAATTATCTAAAAAACCCATAAATTTCTCCCTAATGTTATAATAAATAGTATTACTCAGTATTTTGAGTAATTTGTTTTGTTAATTTAAAATTCAAGTTAAAATCAATTTTCTTTCCTGTTTTTCTAGAAACTAATCTTAATTTGAATTTTGTGTTTGTATCCCATATTTTTTTATCAACAATTCCAAGATCTGGTAAATTGTTGGAATTTGTTTCTTGACCATATCCTCCAAACTCCTCAGATGTGACTAAAGTTGTTTGATAACTTGAAGGGACAACTTGTAATAGTTTTGCCATTGTTTTCTCAAGCATATATTTGTTTTGATCCGAAACATGAAAGTCAACGGTTTCAACGTGCAAGAAAGTATCATTTGCGTCTTTTGTCATATGTACTTTGTAAATTGGCGAGGGATTGGAATAGTATCCATATGTGTTGAAACTTCTTATCATGTAGTAATAATCTTTAAATGGTTCAATTGTATCTTGAAAATGAGCCATAGTTGATTTATCTGATTCTACATTGAATGAGGAAGCATTAGATCCAATGTCATAATAACTTGTTGGATGTTTTTCCATTTTGAAAATTTGGAATTTTCCTCTTTCTGTTTCATATTGAAAGCAAGAATCTCTTGTGGAGAATGGATCGTATTTTGCATAATTTAAATCAAAATCTTCCTCCTCAGATTGAGATACACCTCTGTAGTTTAGACTTTTATATTCATTCGAGGATAAATTAAGCATAACTTTTATCTTGTCTTTTTTGTTTTTAATATTTTTAAATTCTACTTGAGGTCTTGGGTGAGGTGGTTGCATTACTTTGGCTACAATTTCGTCACTTATTTGAATTTCATAAAGTTTTGGTCTTGAAATTTCTCCATTATAAACAGACGTCATATCTTCGTTGATTAAAACATATGCAAAAGCTTTGTACGTGTAATCTTTTTCTATCTTTACTTGTGTATCGCAAAAATTAACTATACCATCAGAATTAGGATAAACCCAAAAATTTTGATTTATTCCCTCACCAGTTTTGTTTATTCTTACAAAAACAATTTCTCCATTATGATAAAAGGATTGAACACTTATGTCTCCATTGTAAAGATCTATATCTATCTCTTTTTCTTCTGGTTTTATTAAAGCCACATGATTATCAAACCATTTATCGTCTATTTCTGGTGAGCTAAAACCAACAAGATCATAATAATTTAATGTTACTAGTTCATTGTTTAGAAGTACATCTCTTTGTTTTAGTGGAGATACTCCTTGAACCATATCAGCAAGAAATTTATACATGTATTTATTTTCACGCAAAAACTTTTTAAAATTATTTCCAATTTGTATTGGTGTTGTTCCCAAGTTTGATATTTTAATATTAATTTTATTTGGAAAAACTTTTCCAATTGAAGGGCCGTTTATGTAAAAAGGTGAGTAAGATGTTAATACAATATTTTCAAATCTTGTTGCATCTCCTGTTAAATCATTGACAACAGGAGGAGAATCTCCATCAAAACTTCTAAAAAAATTAAAATCTATAAAATACCTTCTTCTGTCAGGATCTTCGGGCTTTATTGACAACGTATTTGTGTCGAAAAGAACCAATTTTTCAAGTTCCGAATGATCATTTGGATTAAAACTGGTTTCTAAATAGCAGTTTGGTAATTGCAATTCTGATGACAAAACATCAGAATAATCTTCAAATTGTTTACTAATGTATTCAAATACTGGTTTTATTAATATTCCAGGTTGAGGAATATTAACATCAAATATTCCTCCAAAATTTCCAAAATTTATATTACCAATTTCAGATTTAATCTTAATAACCACGTCTTCTTCCTGTTCTATTTGTTCTTCTAGTTGGTTGTCTTGTGTTTTCGCTTGATTGTTGTCTAGATGTATTAGTTCTTGTAGTTGGCTGTGTCTCAGTTCTATTATTTAAAGGTTGTTTAGCCTTTTCTCTTTGTTTTCTACTATCTTTAATTTGCTTGCGTGTAGGTTTCTTTGGCTCTTCTTTTGGCTTTATTTTATTCGCTTCCTTGATTTTTATCTCTTGTTCTTTCTTTTGTTCTATTTGTTGTTTATTCGTAATCTTTTCAACCCTACCCGTTTTTGGCTTAGATATCAAAGGTCTTCTAGAGCTTCCTGCTCTTTTGACTATCTTGATTGGCTCTCTATCTTCACTCTGAATAACTAGGCTAGTTCTTATAAATGATTCTTCTAAATCTATTGTGTTTATCATTTGGTCATAAAGTATCGCTAATGTATTAGAACCGTTGTATTCTTGTAATTCTTCTCTGGTAAAGTCCCAATTGTCAGGTATTATAAGTACACAAGTGTTCACCGCAGCAAAACGATTAAACTCGTTGTCCTCGACAACAACATCATTTTCTATATATTTGCTTAAAATACAATATGTAGGCTTATCCAGTCTTCGTAATTGAGCTAAACTTCTCTCGATAGGGTTTCTGCTATTCATCATAACTCTATTTCTTTTATCTTCTTCAGCTTCAGATAGAATCTCTAATTTGTAGATATTTTCATACATTAAGCTTTTCTTGTTTGGTTGGTTTTTCAAGAATTCATTCTTATCAACACCATATATTTCATCTTTGTAAGTAAGATCTTTGAGATGAACAGGAATTCTTTGGATTTGTGTCGAACCCTTTGAAGAAAATATATTACCATCTTTGTCTTTTGCAAAAAGCTTTTTGTTTTTGTTGTAACCCATCGTTCTACTTTTAGACACTGAAGTTAAATTGGTTGCATTTAAAGAAGTTCTTACTCTTTCTTTAACTTTATCTTTAGAATCTAAATTAGTTTGAAAAGGTGAGTCTTCTCCTAGTTGCTTAACAGGATCAATTGTTTCAGCTTTGTCTTCAACATATCTTTGCACTAAAAGTCTTGAAAATCCTAAATTAAAATCTAGTTTTTTGTTTGATTCTTCAACAATTGTCTTGATCTTTTCTTCTTCTATGTTCTTTAGTTGTTCCGTATCGTATCTATTATTCTTGAAATTAATGGCCCTAGGGCCTAGGTACAACACATCTCTATCTAGATTTCTAATATTTTCAAACTCACTAGTGTTGACCTCGTATCTTTCCGCTTCTGCTGTTAACAATTGTATCAAACTGGAAACTCTGACCAATGGAATCTGTTTGTCTGCATCTGTAGTTGGGAACATATCTAAAGTTCTTGGATTTGTTTTGAAATTAACTTTGTAGACCTTTTTGACTTGAACTGTGTTTTTATCAAGATTAGGTTTTGCATTTGTTCGACCTTTGCCAAATTTATCATTTTTCCTAATGTTATATAACTTTAAAAACCTTTCTGCTTCTTTAGAATAAAAATTAATAACTTTCTCGCAACTATCAGGTGTGACCGCTCTTGGATTTAACATATTGAAAATGTTTGACAACAATTCTTGTTTCTCTTGTTGAGGTATTTTTGTATTGATATTAATTATCTTTTCAAACGTTTTTATCGGAGAATACCACAGTTCAATTCTTCTAGAATAATTTTCTCTAAATATTGTGCTTGTTTTCATTCTATCTTTGTCATAATTTATTGGCTTCTTGAGAAGAGCATGGTACTTTGTCAAGTTTGCTTTTGATTTCTCTATTTCTCTTTGTAAACTTTTAAGGTAGTTTATTGTTGAATCGTCAAACTCTATTACAACTTTAATTTGATAAATTTGTTTTTTGTTTATTTGACAATTAAAAGTTCTTAATTCATTCTCTCTGTTTAGAACTAATTCCTCAACGATAGCTTCTATCTTACCTACTCTATCATCTCTGTTACTTAACATTCTTGTTTCGTTACCTCTAACATCAGTGTACATGGTTTTAAGAAGTCCATTGACTTCCATTGACTTAGAGATACGTTTAAATTCTTTATTTGTTTTTGTGTTATAGAAAATAGAGAAATCTTTAATTCTTGACCTCATTGAAAGGTTATAGAATAAGTCTTCATTTATCATTGTCATCTTTTTGTTTAAAGAATAGTCCTTCATTATTTGAAATTTGTTTATGTCAAAGATAAAATTAAAACCTCCATTTTCGCTTTGAGAATGAACCAATTCTCCAAAATGATAGTTTGTTAAATTTTTCTTATCTTTATTATATTCTTTTGTAGGCAAACTTAATTGTGAGCTTTGCACTCTTTTGTCTTTGATCTTTAAATTTGCTGTACCTATTCGATCAAGCAAAGGATGTTGTTCAGAGGTGTGGTAAGAACCACCCATAAAGCCACGAGAAGGGTGTTTGTGGACCGGTCCATTCCAAACTCGGCTTGTACCCCTTTCAACAAAATAGAAAGCTTTCTTGACCGTTTTTCCTTCGATTAAGACCAACTCTGATGTGACTGGGCCGTTTGTGTAATCGTCTCTTATTTCTTTGTAAATGCAAGTAAACAACGCAGCATGATCTTCTTTAGATCCTAATTTAAATTTTACATTATAATAGATCTCTGTTTCTTCTTCTTTACTTAGCTTGACGCGCCGAGAGGACAAGACTTGATATTCGACTTTTGATGGATCATATCCAGGCAAACTTCTAAGTTTTCTAGGATTTAACACACCGCCTTGTTCTGTTAAGACTTGTGTAAATTTAGGATCTTTCGACAATACCAAAAGTATTGTTTTCTTTGGATTTGTTTTAAAATCAGAAAAATAAGGAATGCCTAAATGATTTAAACCATCATACACTTTCAATGAGACCTTCAGGTGAGCTCCCATATCTTGTCTTGTTTTTCCAGCATGGTTTACAGCATCTATTTCGATGGAATCAAAATAAACATTTGGAAGATTTTCTTCACCAATTAAATCTAAAATCATGATTCCACCTCGTCATCACATACATCGTCAGCACACTTATCAGGACCTCCACCGCCACTATCTGGTGTAAGAATAAGATCTTTGCAATCGATATCAATATCTATTCCAAGATCAAGCGTAATATCGTCGACTCCTTCAAGTTGAGCAACCGCTTGACAGATATCTTTTATTGCAATTTCTTCATCAACTCTAAGATCAAAATAATACTCAACAACGTCTGGTGTTGTTTCAAGTTCTATGAATTCTTCTTGCTCTTCTTCATCCATCAAGATATCTTTAATAATTCTCTTTGGTTTGTTTAAGAATTTTAGCTGTTTCCAATTGTTTGAGGTATTTGCGTTTCCTTCTTGAACATACTTGAACACTTGAATATCAAAAGCTTCGTCAAATTCAAAAGCATTTCTTTCATATATTCTTGACAATAATTGATCTTCTTGAATGTAAATATAGGTTCCATCTGCTTCGACTTCTGGTGGAGGAAGATTTAAGGAAGATAGTTTGTTAGTTATCTCTAGATAATCTGCATCTGAAGATCTTTTTAATGTTGCAAAATATTCAATCTCAACATCAATTTGTGGTATGTTAGTAACCAAAGATGGAGTATCAATATCATTTTGGTATTCAACGGACGAGGACACCTCAGAATTCGTTGTTCTTGTTGCCTTAGTGATTTCCCCTCGGAGATTGAGAACGTCCCAAAATGGGGCATTTTTCTTTGAGGAATTGGATGTTCCAATGGTATTCTGAAGGAATTTTGTGTTTAAGTCTGATAAAGGACTGTATTTGTCGTATGGTTGAGTTAGAGCGTCAAGAGCTGCTTGATCATCATAATCTATTTCGTCATATTCATTATCATTTATTGTGGTCTCAACGGAATTCATGGTATAATGAGGCTTTAGCGAAGGAGTTTCATCAATAATCCTTGCTTTTATTTCGTCATTTGATTCTGTGAAGTTAGCAGCATCAGAGTCATAAATAATATCATCATCAAGAAAAGCATAATAAACAGGCTTCAATTTGCCTTTGGACAACAGATGTCTTCCGTAAGGCGTTAGCTTGAGGTCCAATACTTCTTCTTTCTTATCAAAAAATGACATTAATCTTCTCTAAATATATATGGCTTTGTCACAAGCTTCTTTTCTTGTTTTGACTTTTGTTCGTCAACGTTAGAAAATTCCACCTCTGCATCTAATTTAATTAGTTCAACCATAGAAAAGAAATCATAAGGCCAATTGTAAGATACATCTGATTTTTTACCTGTTGAGTCAACGGTAAAGTTGGTGTTTCCATCCGAATCTCTTGATTCGTTTCTTTGAAACATTTTCTCAAAGTAATTCGATTTTGCTCTTTTCTTGACTTTGAAAACCATCCATTGGATATCTGATGGCAAATCTGTTAATTCTGATACGATATTTCTTTCAATTCCGTTTTCGGTTTTCTTTGGATCTGCTCCTTTTCCCAGGAACTCTTCTGCAAAAAGAGCGTGAGATACTGTTGCCTCTGCTGTTTCGTGAACTTCTCCAAGCTTTGGAGGCAGGTTCTGCCAAATATCTGCAAGGTCTTGCTTGGTAAATTCGTGAGAAAACTCAAACACATACATTGCAACAGGTGTAATATCTTTATTTCTTTTATAATCAAATTGTGGAGGAAATACGTATTTGTCTAATTGTTGAGTTAGTTTGAATACGGTTGGACCAACAGCTTCTTCTATTCCATTGATAGCACGATAGATATCTTCTTTGTTTAATTTAAAGAACTCTCTAAATCCATTGCGATTAACAAAAGGAACAGCAACAACAGCTTCTTCGATAGTTTTTGTATTTTTAATCTCTCCAACTCTGATTGGATCTGTTGAAAATCCACAAAGGTCGACAAGAGAACCAGTGGTGTTAACACTACCTGACATAGCTCCCTCAATCCAGTTTGACGGAATATCAGTTACTTGTATAAAAATTCCCTCATCAGTCCTTTGAGGGAGCCGGCCGTATTGGTGCCACATTCCAATTGGAACAGATGCTGTTGCGTGAGATGGAGGCATAGTTAAATCTTCATGAGATAAATGATTGAAGTTAAGTGTTGGTGTTTCCCATTTTGATTGAATAATCCATCGATATTTAGACTCTATTTGTGTATTAATTGTAAGGTTCTCTGAGTCTTCTCGAAGAATACCTCTAGAAAAAATATTCATAGAAGAAGGAATTTGCATTGCTTGATCATTTATCATTAGTGAAGGAAAACTTATTCCACTAGACAAATTTGAATCCGATACGGAGGAAGTAGTGTAGTGTCTAAAAAATTCTACAGAAGAGTTATTAATAATTTCTGATAATGAGTATTTTTTTGCACCTGATGGGGGCTGAAAAAATATATCTGCCCAAGCTTCTCCATGATAATAAGGAGGTGTAAAAGGCCAATTATAACCATCTTCTGGACCGATACTACTATAGCCATATCCTGGTGGTAGAGATATGGATCTTGCTGTGTCTGGTCCTGGGTAGCTAAAATCTATTGATCCTTCAAATTTGAATTTAGCCCAGTTAATAGCTCGAAAATTATTTGCACTTGAATTAACTATTCTAGCAACAGGAGGGCCGAACGCAGAGGGCCTTGAATACATAGTGAATGTTTCTCCCATTTCTCCATTGTCTTGAGGTATGCCATAAACATCACCTTCATGATCAATGTACACACCTTTCGACCCGGAAATAGAACGAAACATTTTTATTCTCATTCCATAGATTTTACCCGGTTGAACATTTCCAAAGTTTGGATCTCCTTCTGGTAAAGAAGTGATTGTCGTGTGTCTTTCATTTTCTAAAAAGAAATCACCAATCTCAGAGACAAAGTTGTTTATCATCAATTTATAAAGATTATCTCCTTGGCCTGTCCAAGTTGATTTTATCTTTGGTGATTGTATATCAGGATCAATCGAATGTATTTCAAAATTAGCCAAATGTTTTTCAGGTTCCATTAACGCTTCAAATGGAATTCTTTTTCTTATCTCAGAAGAAATAAATGGACCATCAAGACTAGGAGTTACACTTCCTGTTACGTACGGATAATCAAAAATAGGAAAGTCACATGCAATTCCTGATTTTATTGAATTAAATAAAATCCCAGGTGAAAACAAAGGTGTTATTAGTGGCTGAGCTATATATTTTGATGTTGAAGATACATCTGCAATTGCTCCTGAGACAGTATATCCTAACTCATGCTCATTCCATGATGATCCCGAAATAAAGAAACCATATGAATCATAAAATTGTTTTGCTAAATCAACAGTTCTTTGACAAGGATAGAACCCTTCATAAGGCAAAAACTTTTTTATTGCTTTGCATCTAAGTGTGATTCCTGTTGGAGCTGCTTTGTTTTTGAAATCTTCTTTTACAATCTCAAAGTTCTTGAGAAAATCTGTTGTTGAATAAACTTTAAAAAAGTCTTGGTCGGAAGACTTTGCATAATCTTGGTTTCCACCTTTAACATCAAGAAAGTCCAATTTCTGCGAAGTAAAACCGTTTGTCAAATAATGATTTACATGATCAGAAATTCTAAACTCAGGAACAACTGAATAACCCTTTCCTAGACCTCGAAAAGATTCCGCCCATTCATCATATGAATCTGGGAAAGGTTTTTTTGGAGACAACTGAAAGTTTCCATCGGTATTAAAAAAACCTGCCATGTCTCCTGCTTCCCAAGCTGCATGTCCTGTGAATTTGGAACAATCACCAATGGTTCCACCTGAAAGGTTTGTAAAGAAAGGATTTTTAACTGAAGTTGAAGATGTTAAAGTGTGAGGTCTTGCATACAATATTGAAGCAGAAACAACATTGTCTATTTCAACACCAGAAAGATCAGATGATGTTGCAAATAAAGAATAGGAATTTTGAAGAACACCAGCGGCTCCAGAAGAATTGTACCCTAAAGCTCCTCCATAGTAATTTGTTGTTGGAAGAGTTGTGAAGTTTTCCTCGGCATCAAGAGGCCAGAAAGATTGTGAAGGTGTATAATAACCAAAACCATTATTTAAGCCCAATTCTGTTCTTGAAGCTCTTTGATCTCTCCATATTTTTGAAGAGTATGCTGGTCTTGTTCTGTGGTTTCTAGAGTGTGTATAAATGTTTTTTGGAAACACAGATTGCTTAAGTGTTAATTTATCAAATGATTTAAGAGGGGTTGTTTCTGTGTCAGTTAAAGCTTTTAAATCCTCGTAAGTTTCAGAGTCTTCTATTTCTCGAGATGTTTCAACATTTATTACTTTATTTTTAAAGAATTGAGTTTCATTCGAGTAAGTTCCTTTGATAGAAAGTTTCTCATCGTCAAAACCATCAGATATTGTTGCAATCATCTCCAAAGGTTTGTGTTGTTCAGACACAGGAGTTTCCGTAAGATTTTGAATGTCTCCGTATTTTGTTTTATGAGTTGACAAAATTTTTCCGTCTTTTGTGACGGTTATTGTATCACCTTTTTCAGAAACAAAAGAAAATGTATTATCTTTGTTGTAAGCTCTCATAAGCCAATTTTGAGATGCTCTTAATTGCTTAAATGAAGAATATCCGTATGGACCATTAATGTTGTTTAAAACAGCAGAAAGTAAAACTTGTTCTCCTTGAGAACTTACAATACTTGCTATTGAGTTGTGATGTGATATTTCATTAATTGATTTTTCTATAATTGTGTTATCGTATGTGATAAAACTCTCTTTTGGTATTTGTGTTTCTCCAACATCTATTCCATTATTTCTTTTGTAATAATATTCTAAACTTCTGTTGTTTAGTTCTTCTATTAGGTTGTCCTCAATCGCTTCATCCCATACGATTATTGATTTAATTTTTCCGGCAAATGCATCAACGATATATTCATAGCCAAGTCCCGCGTAATCGTTGAGGTCGCTACCAATAGAAGGAGTACTAACCCCTTGTATATATTCTAACAACAAAAGAGACAAACCTTTGTAAGCACTTTCAAGAGCGTCAACACTAGAATAGATCAGTGGTGTTCCTAGTTCTTGTCCGTTAACATAGATTGCATATTTTCTTTCCTGTGAGCTAAACTTACCAGATTTTGAAGACTTGTAGAAATTTTCTTCGTCGCTATATAGGACAATAGTTAGTTTGATATCTCCGGACTTGTATGAAGAAATATCAAAAGGCCAAATTACTCGCGGTCGTGTATAACTACCGCCGGCAGAAGCTCCTTCAGTGGCAAGGGCTATTGTATCTCCAATTCCTGTAATTGGTAATATGACCAAAAGTCGATCAAATAAAGTAAATAATGAAGAACCTTCAGAACCATATAAAAAGGCCGTGGTTGTATTACTCGCAGAGCCCTCTACTGGAGTCCAGCCATTATAATTAAAAGTAATTTCGAAAGTTAAATTTTTACCTCCGCCTTTAAAACTTGTCACAAAAGTACTATAAGAATCGTTTAAATATTGTCTTCCATTGATCTTGCTTCCTATCAATTTACCATGTTTAGCTTCCAATTCTTCTATCGTTTTTCCCAATTCGATTGCAGATAAGTTTTTAGATCCATTAGTAGCATCAATGATATAGTCTAATCTTGGTTTATCATAATTTGTTACTTTGTTTTCTGCTTTTAAATCTTCATTTTTTGTTATTAGTGTATTTAAACCTACAAAATCTAATGGTGTTGACATTCTATACTCCAACTATGTCTGATGCTGTTGGGAAGGTTATTGCTGTGTCAACAATCCCGTTGACTTTATTTAAGCCATCTTTTGGCCAATAACCAAACACTTTTTGTGTTCCACTTCTTACATTATAATTATCACCAAGCGAAGAAGTTACCCAAGAATAGTTATAATCAGATGCTGGTATTATTGATTGGTAATTGTAGTTGTTGTTTCTCTCGACGATTTCAACTGCGGCAGAGCCAGATCTTGGTGTAACCAAAGTGTTTCTTGGAACTTTGTGAAATGACGCTGTTAAGTTGTAATCTGTTTCGTCAACTTGTTCATAAACAGAATCAACCCCTCCACGGCCCATAGGACGTTGATAGAGCGTTCTTAAACCGTCTCTAGTGTTAGCGTGGCTATTTACTCTTATTGTTCCAGATTCGCCGCTTCCTGAGCCTCTAATCGATAAGTTTCTGTAGTTTAGGTTATTATGCACAGAATATTCTCTGGCATAAGCATCAAGATACCCATATGTTTGAACTTCAACACCACCGGGAGCAGAGAATCGAGAGGTAATTACGGTTCTATTTCTTATTGAGCCAGTTAAGAAATCGGATTCTTTTTCTATAACATTAGATACACCATCTGGAGATATTACATCTAAAATGTCGAACGTTGTTCCTGTTTCTGACAAATAAAATTTTGAATTACTTATGTAGGGTGTTGTCTTTGGTCTTATAGTAAAAGTAGCTTCACTTGAACCTGAAACATAACTTACATCCCAATCGGTAAAATTGTAATTTAAATTGTTTTTAAGAGAGTCCCAAATTTCTGTATTGGTTCTATTTCCTTTTCCTTGAATAAATTTAAAATCTTCATCATAGGTTGTGGTTATTTCTAAGGTATTTGCTCCATGTCCATAGCTGGAAGAAATAAATTTAGAATCTGAATTGTTGTAAGCAGACAGAACATTTTGTGTTCTGTATCCTAATTGTTCCCAGTATTCTTCTTCTCCAAATTTATAATAATCTATTATGGCCGAAGCACTAGTGTGTGTAGTTGGATCTTTCCAATTACCCCCATTGTACAATTCATCAATAGCATCAGAGCCAGTTAGGAGAGTACTCCAAAGAACTACATCTTGAACTGCTACTCTATCGTCCAGTTGTATTCTAATTTCATCTATTACTGGAGTTACTCCACCAGGTGCAGTGTAAGAACTTCCTCCAGAAGATGTAACTTGATTTCCATTCAGCCATAACCTAGGTGCTTTTGCGTTATCTGTTAAGTCATCTATTTCAAATATTGCTATTAAATGAACCCATTGACTTCCAGAAACAGAAGCTAAGTTGGTATCAAATTCTAAATAGTCATTACTACCAGCTTGATTTTCATAATAAATTCTATTATCATCGTATCCAAAATGTAAATAATGCCTAAGATTTCCGCTTTCATAAAATAATAGATAAGATGCACTAGAAACATCAGAATCGGTATTGTTTATCCACATTGAGACAGAAAAATTATTATTTGATAAACCTGTGTATGATCCATCTACTGCTCGAGCATCGCTTAGTGAATTGGCTCTAAACGCTTTTCTATAATTGTATACAAAAATCTCTCCTTGAGAAGCTGTGAAATTTCCATCTGTATCTACTTCGACCTCTTTATCAATACTGGTGATCTCATTAATAGAACCAGTTAACTGTAATAGGTCACCATCAGACAATGAAGAACCGGTTTTAACTGTAAATACGTAATTAAACGCATCTAATGGGTTTATCCTGTTTGATATTCCTGAACCGAAAACATTACCAACTCTAGAATTATTTTGAGCCACAAGGGTCAAAGGGTGAGTTGTTTGTGGTAAATCTTGTTTTATCTGTGTTGGTAAAAAGGTTCCGCTTAATTCATAACCTGTTTCAGATCCTGCTTTTTTAAATCTTGAATTATTTTCCAAACGACCAACAGAACTAAAATATTCATATTTTCTTGTATAGTTTCCTTGACGATACTGGTCACCTTGGATATTTTGAATATTGTAAGGACGCTTTCCTCTAAAATCTCTATAATAAATAGCCCATTTTCTTGTGGTATCAGGATAAGGGCCACCATAATCAGGGCCAACAATCCCAAGAGCACCATCTTGAACAGATTCATCAGGATGTTCTCCAAACAAAATCCTATAAGCTTCTGGTCTTGTGTATTGATCGTCCAATTTATTAGTTGTTGTGTAATCTTCATTATATTTATTCAATTGAACATGTCTATTTTGACGACCTCCAACCCAAGTTTCAGTAAAAGGTCCTTGCATTGGAACATCATTTGAAATATATGTGGTATCAGAATGCAAGTTAGTCAAAATTACACTATCTTTGTAATTCTGATCTACAGTTCTGTTTGTTCCATCGTCTACGTTTCCTGAAACAATATTAAATGGAGAACCATAAGCGGATTTAACTTCATAAACCAAGTCCAAAGATCCTGTTGAGGGTTGTGAACCATCACCTGACGAGTCTTTACCAACGGTCATTCTAAAGTTGTATTTTTCTTTTTTGTTTGGATCTTCTATATCATCACATACAGATGAATTAATTATTCCTTGACCTGGTCCGATACCTACTACTACAACATTTACTGGGATTCCTATTGATGTCTTTGAGCCATGAGGTTTGATATTATCAAAAATAAAGTCTCTATTTCTATTCTCGTTGTAATTTGTTCCACCGTGAATTGTAGTTGAAGCCTCAGCTGTTAATTTGTAAGGTTTTGAAAACCTTCTTGTGGCCTCAGCATAACCTTGGGCTATATAAGCAGTTTGAGGATCTGTTGTGGGATCTCCAAGTCTTTTGATTATACCACCAGTTTTAGAACCAAGTATTTTTCTTATTGTTTCCCTATCAGCTATGTCTTCTCGAACTTCTCTTTCTTTTTTCCAAAGACAATGGATATCATCTGTTGAGCTTTTGTAGTCAGGAGCATGTCCGAACTTCCAATTGTAGTCAAGCTCTCCGATACCTCGCAAAGAACCCATTGTAGATTGAAGGGTTTTGATGGTTGGGAATTTTCTTTCGTTCTTTGGTCTTTCAAAAATATGAGATTCAACAACGTTTGCGATTCCTTCATTAAATGTGACAGAAGCAGGCTTTAATTGCTCGATAAAGAATGATACAGATGTGTCAATCCACTTGAAATATTCAGTAAACTTATCAAAGTCAGGATTTCCGGTGGTTCTCTCGAAGAAAAGAGAACGAGCTTTTCTTAAACGTTTGTATTCTTGACGATAATAATCAACAGGTTTGGCAAAAAGATTTGCATATTCTTTCATTGTCGAGAATGTTCTTATCATTTCCTCAGAAATTGATTGATTCATTGACTTCTCAAGAGAGAAAACATTGTCGGTTGTGTCTTCGTCTTCAATAAAAAACTCTTTTTCATCGTCCATTATTGTGATTCTATCATCGGTGAACGATATCTCAGGCAATTCTTTTCTTCTCGCAAAGATAAATTCGTTTGTAAACACCTCTTCAGACGCAGGAAAGTCCAAACCAAGACCTTTGTTTTCTCTTTCAATGATATTTGATGCCCAACCATAGAGATTTGAGGTTGATCCACTTGAGAAATCCTCAACAACAAACTCTCCATTTGCATCAGAGGACGCATTTTCATCAAAATTCCAATGAAGAATAAGAGAATCCATAGCAGGAATTTGTGAAGAACCAGAAATATCATGGAAAAAAACGGTCGGAGAACCATAAATCTTGTTGTGTCCGTAGTTTTTAGGGTCTAAATTGTGCTGTTGAATAGCTTCGTTAGACAATTTATCCATCCACATTCTTATTGAACCGATCTTTACATCTGTTGAAGCTATCACAGAACCAGTAAAATTGGTCTTATTTGCTCCAACATACAGTCTTTTTGGTTTTGTTAATAAAGAAATGCCCACGGTATTGCTAACAGAAGCAGTTAAAGTAAATTGGTTTTTGATTTCTTCGTTATTGTAGGTGACGCCATAAAGTCTAATATTATAATCTGGATTTGATGAACTTAAGAAAGATCCAGCGAAAGGGTATCCAACTGGTTCAATAGTTAAAGAAAAGTTCCATCTTTCGTTTGTGTATACTTCCTCAAACAAATCAGATTCGACAACAATTGAATCATCAGCATTTTTTACAACAAACTTTGCAGAGGTAGAACCAACTTCCTCTTTAACGGCGTAAAATTGCAAATTGGCGTCGTTTGAGCCGCCAAAGGTGTAATCGGTGCTATCCGAAGAATTTGCCTCGTGAAAGCCAAATATCGAGCTTGAAATAAATGATGCAACAAAGTAATCATTATCTTCAACTTTTCTTGGCTCGGGGAACAACACATCACCTTCAATTGTAAAAGCGTTGTTTCTTTCAAGTCTTGCTGTATCAGAACCAGAGATAAATGTCAATGAATTAATTGAAGAAGTGGTTTGTGTTATTGAAGCTCCAAATCTAGAAGGTTTATTGAAGTTAACAAATTTTGATTTAACAGACGAGTTTTTGTATCTGTCTTTTAAATAATGAGTTGCATTATCGGTGTAAACATTTAACTTAATAACTTCGTCATCAATACCAAAACATCTTAATAAATTACGGAACGACTTCTCAGTTCCTTTCGATTTTAAGATAAACTCGAGATTATTGTAGATGTTATAATAAATTTGTCGTTTTGTTTTCTCAATTGATTGCTCAAAATAATTGTTCTGATCGTCTCTTTGCCAAAATGTGTTCAAAATTTCTGAGGATACAAACGTATTCGGAACCAATAATCCTTTCTCGGACAACATTCTATCGATGAACTCATAAGGCATATTGCCACTATCGAAGTAGTTTTTGTCTTTTAACTTTGGAACTTCTTTGATTTGACAATAAAGTGTGTCAAAGTATGAAGAAAGTATTTGAAAAAGATAATTTATATTTCCATTTGTATCTTCTTCTCGAAGCCAAGCAGGAACCATATCATACATTCTTATTGTATTATCTCTATCGTGATTAGAGCCGCTTGTTGCCATCTCAGTCAACAAAGATTGAACGCTAGGGTGATCTAACCGGATGATGGGATCACCGGGTTCAGATTGCAATATTGAGGCACTAACGTATGCTGATCCTGTATTTCTAGAACTAGTTGTTTATCCTGTCCAAGTTCCGTTTGCAATTCTTCCTGAATAATCCAAGACGGTCGCATCATACGCTGTATTTCCTACAACACCTTCGTTAAACTTGTAATAAACTCCAAGTGAAGTTCTGTTATCATCAGAATTTGATCCTCCACCAATTGGGTAGAACCAAGTGTTTTTAATGTACTGGGCATCTAATTCTTTTTTCCAATATCTGAAATCGTCGAGAGAAGCAGAAAGTTTTCCTGCTCCTACCATATCTTGATTATGATAATCATTTCCATATGAAGCTGTTTGTAAGGCTCCAAGATATCCGTTAATGTTATTGGGTATCTCACCTAGTGTATTGGTAGTGCTGTATGTCGAACCGCTGTTCAAGATACCGTTGTTGTAGTAACTTATCTCGAGATTTTGAGAAGCTGCTTTAACTGTGATTGTGTGGTGTTGCCATTCACCATTTGCTATCGACGCTGATCCATAAGAACTAAGTGCGATTGGTTGATCAACAATACCATAAGAACCTGAATACAGTGTCAATCTTAGCGCAGACTCTTGCTTATCGGAAGCAGACATTTCAAGTATCAAACGTCCGTAATCATGCGAACCAGATGTGGTTACGCCATTCCAAAGGTCAAGAATGACTTCTCGTCTTGTAGAGGAAGGAAGGAATTCGTCTTTTTTCATCCAAAATTGAATTGTGAGACCATCGTCCATCTTCATTCTGTAATTTAAAGTTCTGTTCTTATCCGAATCGTGTTTAACGCCTTTGTCAAAAACATTCTTTAGTTGTCCTGAACTAATTGTATCAGAACCTGTGTGTTGATAAAGAGAAGCTTCTCGCAATCCACCGGCAGAGTATATATATTCCAAAACATTTGGTTTACCGTAGTCGTTAATTGTTGTTGCAGTTCCCCAACCATCTGCTGAGAAGACTGCATAACCAGTAGATTTTGGATATTTGTTGTCAAATAACCATTGGTCGAGAAACGTTGAATCGTTATAGAAGCTTAGCTTTTCTGCTTCGGAGCCATCGTAAGGATATTGTTCATAAATTCTTTTGATAGATCCTTCGTAATATTCTTTAGCGGAACCAAATCTTGCGAAGTTTTTTGGATCAGAAAAATCTACATCAGGAACAAAAGTCTTGTTTTGTTCTCTTATTTCCTCAATTAAATCCGCAGATTCAACCGAAGAAGTTAGTTTTGATTGGTCTTCAAGAACAACTTCTTTTTTATAAAAAAAATCTTTAATACTCATCTTCTCTCACTTTAAATTTAAATTGATAAGGTTGGTGATTCCAGCTTTCAAGATATTCATCATAAAAAGCAAACTTTATATCGTAATCATAGCCTGGCTCGAAGTAAGACATATCTATGTCAAAGTAGTTACCACTAACATTGTATGATAATTTAGTCGATAAATTAGACCCTGTATCGTGCGGAATAACCACTAAGTTATCAATTGATCTGCAAATCTCATATGAAGCTGAATGAATAACTGTCGATTCTGGTGTCGCTTTTGCAACTGTGTAAATTGTCGGAGACCAATTCTTTGGTCTTACATATAACTTAAATCTTACTTTATCTGTATTTCTGTATTCTTTGTTCAAGTTTGGAATTGAAAGAAGATATCTTGTGTTTTCATCTATTATCTCCGCATTTTCTGATAAAACCGAAATTGAACCTGTGTGATATTCAACTCCACCTGAATGCCAAACGTCAATTATTGACGTGTCATCTGTATCTGCATAAACACTGCATTTGTAAATTCCAGTTGAAACATGTGAACCAGTGAATGTAGAACCAATTTGAGTTCCTCCAGCTTCTGTGTAAAGCGACACTTCGATGTCATCAGTACCTACAGCAGGTATGTCTCTTAATCGCCCTCTAATGCGATTGTAGAGGTACAAAGTGTTTAGGTTGTCATTGGCAGGGGCTAGAGAAGAAGACGCAAAGAAAGCACCTCTATCGTCCGTTATAGAATCATTCCACTTAGCTTCCAAACTTGGTCTGTTGAAAAAGAACTCGGTTCCTCTTGCAAAGAATTTTTTTGTGTAATAAGACTTTGTTGCTGATTCCAAGTTATCTTTAAGTTTTATTCCAAAACCATAATTGTCTTTTGTTCCGTCAAGCCATTCTTCTACAAGAGATGTGACGTCAACAGAAAGATTTTCATAGCCTTCTGGGAAGTTTTTATTAAATGTTGGAGAAGCATGATAGTCTCCTCCGGCAGAATCCCAAAGTCCTTCAGTTCCTCTGCTATTCCAGTTAGAACCAGTTACATTGTATGTTTTGTCGGTGTAGTTAACCATGTCAAGACCGTTACCTTCTTGCCATGATTGAGACACAGCAGAGATTGTGAGATCAAAATTTTCAGGTAATGTCGAGGAATGCTCAGCGTTGTAGAGATTGAGATAAAAGTTTACAGAACCAGCAGCAGGTATTTTACCGGCTGTTCTATCCGAGGATATTTGATCTGTGTCAAATTGAATCAAAATTCTTGAAAGCTCTGATGAGCTGGTTGTAGCCTGTCCATAAATTTGAAAGACTTCTAAAATATCAGAAGCTCCCATATTGGAGCCCGTTGCTCTGTTTGATGATAAAAGGGTTTCATCAAAAGCATTGGAAATTGTATTGTCTGCTGTTGCAAAGTATTTTTTAATAGCCATTATCTTGCTTTCCCTTTGATGTCTTGATTCGGAAACTTGAGTTCAAATATTACGTTTTTTGGAGCCTTGTAGTAAGTTCTATCTTGTGAGATCATATCCTGCATTTCCAATTGAATATTTGAATATCCTGTTCCGTGGTTTGAAGCGTTTTTATTTTCAATCTTAACTTCTTTAACATCAATCACACCTTCTGTTTTTGAGAGAAGATTGTAGATGTCGTTAATATAGATCGGTTCACCAATGTAAAACTTTTCTGAATATTTATTCTTAAGTCTTGTGATAGCATTAGCCAATACTGTCGATGTATCATATCTATTGTCTGTCATTATTGAAAAATCAATTGAAAAGTTTACAATCTTTGCATCAAATATCTCAATAACATCATTTATCGACGCATACTGGTTTAACCAATTTTTTAAATTATTTTTTGTTGCCTGATTTGTTTGAACAAATGCTCCTTGATTATCTATTGAAGCAACGTAAATAGCTAGCTTCTTATTAGTAGCAAAAGGATTATTGATAACATTAACTCTTTTTACTTGGCCAAATTTTGTTGGCATATTGTAAGCAATTGCTTCGTAATCCATTTTGGTAACAGCTCTGTTTTGAGAAGCAAAAAAGTTCTTTGACCTTACTTTCAATTCATCTATTGTAAAATCAACAGAAGAACCAACTATCGGTTCATCATTGATAACTTCTAAACTAGACTTAACAGTATTGATAAGACCACTGTCTAAAGTGTTAGGATTACTAAATACTAGATTCGAAAAAGAAACCTCTTTAATTGTTCTTGGTCCTGCGTTGGTAATATTACCATCATTCTTTCTGTAAGTAACTGTTAGTGTTGTTCCTTGTGGAGATATCCCAAGCTTGTCTGTGCCTAATAGCTTTGTTGGATCTATTGCTTTACTTGTAACATAATTCTTGCCATGCATTTGAACAGCTACTTGAGATGGATCTGCAAGTCCTGAATCGTCATCGTCGTCTGATCCGAAACCAAATTGTATATAAGTTCCTGTATCGTCTTGTTCTAAGATAAATCTACGGGCTGTTACATATGGCTTCATTATAGATCTAACACCGTCTGATAAAGCTGTAGGGTTTGTTGTTTCAACAAAGACTGTTTCTTGAGATAAGAAGTCAACTTCATAAAACACATTTCCTTCGGCATCTCTTACATCAATTATCTCAGAAATTGTATTATCTCCTACTTGTACTCTTCTAAATTTTTTAAATGTTGCTTGAGACAAATCAATAATAGCTGTAAATGATTTACCTGATGAAACTTGACCGAAAGATCTTATTGCATAATGAGTTGCTTGACCTGTTACATTGTTAAATTTAACTGCTATTATATCATTCTCTGGTCTATCAAACCTAACGTCTTCTAATAAAGTGTAAGTTGTTCCATTGCCACCAAGAAATTCAGCTCCTTTTTTAAGGACCGGAATGTATGATGTATTTGGTCCATTTCCATCTGAGTTTGCTGGTACTTCAATGAATAAAGCAACTGAACCGAAAGCAACAGGTATTCCTGTAAAATTATAACCTAGGTTCTTTGCATGTCTTCTGACATTTGGAAACTCGATTGCTGTATCTAAGAATGATTCATTGACTGAATAGTCTAAATAATAAGATAATACATCTCCTATGTACGAAACGGTGTCAAACATTAAAGATCCAAAGGAAGCCTCAGAGAAATCATTATAGTTATCAGGATAATATCTCTTAGCATGTTCTATTAAGTCTTTCTTTATTGAATTAAAGTCTCTACTGGTGTATTTTATTGGAATATTTTTGTTCTTCGGCATCTGTCAATCCTCTGATAATAAATAGGATTAAGGCAATAAAATTTTTATAATTCATCAATTGAAAGAGAAAGTTCAAAATAATCCACAATCTCGGGACTATTCAACTTGTATTTTATTGCTACAGATAGTTTTCTTTCATTGTCTTCTCCAAAAACCTGAACGTTCACATTAGTCAACCAAGGCATATATGTTCTTATTTGATTAAATATTGTAGATTGTACTGTTTGGTAAAGCTCATCACCAGCTTGTTCAAATAGAAAACGCTTTATTCCAACTCCAAAACGGGTATCCATACGCTCTCCGGGATGTGTTAGAATTATTGACTTTAAATTGAACTTTATAACCTCAGATATTTCTTCTTCGTTTAAAGTTTCGTAGCCTACATTATTACCTTCAATGTTCAATGGCACTTTTACTGTAATATCTCTTAATGCTGATATTCCGAAATAATTATTTTTGACCGACATATATTATCCTCTACAAATTCTTTGTTATGTTGCTAAATTGATTAATCGTACTTCCTTCTACTTTATCTTCTTCTCCAAACAAAGGCTCTTCTTCTTGTGCTTCTTGATAAACTTCACTTGCAAAAGCAACAGAGTTTGTTGCAATAGTAGTCTCTGTTTGAGAAGCCACTGTTGCTTGTTCTTCTTGTTGTTCTTCCTCTTCATCATAACTAGGTATTGTGAAAGCAATGTTTTGACTTTGATCAATAAATTTCTCTTGTAATGCTTTCTCTGCTTCTTGTGGAGTTGGATCAATTTTCTTTAGTGGATTTTCCTCTTCAACAACAGTTGAGGTACTGTAGGTGTTTTGATCTGTTCTTGGAGGTTTACCAGGATTTTGATCAAATGCTGCCAATGCTCCATCAGCACATTCTCTCCCTTCTTCATCAAAAGGACGTTCATAAAACCTTTTTCTCTGCCACCATCTAATATTGTCACTTAGGTTTTTATCTAAAGTTGGTTTACTTCTTCCTCTAAAAGCATCTGAGTGTTTTGGATCTGTTTGCTCTTCTTTGTTGAAATTTTGAACATCATAGTATTTTTTAAATAATCCATAATTCTTCATTTTCGTTTTCTTCATAATCAAACTTATCCAAGTTTTATTTGACTCTCTAGAAGGATCAGGTCTTTCTCCCGGATCTTCTCCGATAGAATCAGGAAAACCATAGTAACTGTAAATTGATGACATGGTTGCAAAACCTTTGACATTAAAAATGTAGTTCATTAAGAACTTGTACTCTGGCTTCTCTGCTAGTTTATCAATATAACATTTCAACAAATTGTCAATCTCAAATTGAGATACATTTTTTATCTTGTAGTCAGTAATATCTTCTTCAAAATTCACCAATGGTATTGGATATTTAAAAGATTCAGAATCAAATTCACTAGGAATATTTTTGTAATAATGAACACCTCTAAAACCTCTGATGTTTCTAAAGTAATCATTATCAAAATCTTCTGATCTTGGATCAAATCCTTCTGGAGGTAGATAGCTCAGTCTAACTCCAAATCTTATTCCGATTGATCCAGAATACCCTTCTTCTTCTCTAACAGCATTTCCAAACAAGTCAGAAATAAAAAGCTCACCAGTTTCTTCTGAATATTTAGTTGATTGTTTGAAAGCGCCAAAAACCTCAGCAAATTTTTCAACTGAAATTGGCCTATTACTTACATCCGAGAATTGATCCTGAAAGTCTTTACTTTTTACTTCTTTCTTTGGAATTACAATAACATATTTTTCTAAATAAAATCCACCAAATACTTTTAGTGTTTGTTTTTGTATTCCATCCATGAAAGGTGATAAGTTTTCTAATGGATGCTGTGTCATTGGATCATCAACAACAGAAACAACGTCTCCATATAATTCTTTCTCAATTGAATCAGTATATTCTCCATCTACAGTTCCGACATTTATTGGAGGCCCAATAGTTAATCCGGATTTTGGATTTAATACAAATTTGTTCAAATCTTGTATATAAGGTTCTTCTGGTAGATATTTTTGTATTTTGTATTGATAAGAGTTAAATTCATTCAAGACCAAATAAGATGATATCTGTGTGGCTATTTCTTCACTTCTGTAAATGTCATAAATTTTAGTGTACATTCTCAATTCTTTTAATTTTATCTTTCTAACTTTAAAATTAAAATCAGTTATATTTTTAAGCACTTGTCTAAAGCTTGGACCAAATGCATTAAAAGAAATCGCATCAATAAAGTTAGACAATTTTGAATATAATGGATCTCCTTCTCTCAAGGTTTTTACAGCACCTTGGCCATAATCATAAAGCATATAATCTACTACACCGTCGCTATTCCAAGCAATTTTAGTTATTCTTTTGAATATTTTTCTATCTCTTTTTGAAGGATAATAATAAGAGGTTTTTACTTCTAGTATTTTAGCAAATAATTCTTCTAATTTCTCATCTTTTATGATTTCACCAGTTATAATTCTTCTCTCAACTGTTTGGACCATTTGTTCTAAAAATAGATACCAATATCTCAGCTTGGAAATATTTCCAGACAATCGATTATTTGGAAAGTCTTTCATCTCTTCTTTCATCCTATTAATCAGAAATAGGCCCATACCTGTATCAAAGTTTTGTGAATTAAACCTTAATTGTCCTAGAGTTGGTATGGTTCTTAAAATATTTTCTACTATATAAGTTCTGATAGTCGAAGTAACAATACCATCTAGATATGCGTGTGTTGAAGAATCAGCTATTAAATCATATGGTGCTTTTTTAACACAATCAGGATCGTATTCTAATCTTTTGTCTTTTTTCAAAGAGTTTTCTAGCTTATTAACTCTCTCAGAAATTTCTCCTAAAAACAACCAGCCAGAACGTTTTGGAGAACAACCATCCATTTCAGGATTAAATGCTTGCATAATACCAAGCCATCCTTTGTAAGGATGAGGATGAATATAAATCTTTGGTTTTTTATAAGTTCCACCATAAACCTCAGGATCTAAGAACACAACTCTCTTATTTTCTGTTGCTGATTTTCCTAATACTTTGTCTTGTTCTCGGTAAGAATATTTCCAAGTTGCACTGTTTTTTGGATCAGCGGTTGGGTCTACATACAATAAATCTTGATAATTTATTTCAGAATCCTTTGTGTATCCAAATAAGAAAGAATTAGAATCTCCTTCTCGAGAAGCAGAATAAATCCCATGAATTAGTTTTTTTGCAAACATGTCTTTCATTTTGCCGTAAAGTCTATTTGGCAAAGAATTAAACTTACCAAAAGCTAAAGTGACCTCAGAAGTTGCCAAGTTATCACTCAAGCCAGCTTCTTCTTTAAACTGTTGACCAACATTGATAATCACTTTTCTTTCAGGATTGTCTAATAGAAAATTGATAAATGCTGCTTCTTGAGGACTTTTTCTTCCAACAGAAGAATCTTTATCTATTTTAACAACAAGGATGTCTTCTTTGTATTTTTCGTACAATTCCTCAAATCCAGACAAATTGAAAGGAACTTGAAGTTGTAATAGTGTCTCCTCATCAATCTCATAGGTTGTTTGTAATACAGATGGTAAAAGCTTTAATAGTGCTGATTTAAATCCTGATGGAGGAGCGGTTGCGGTAAATTCGTTTATCTCTAATTCATATGATGGCGCAATTGATGTATTATAAAATGCTTCATCTTCGTTTCTTTCTTCCAGATATACTGAATTGTAATTTAAGTCAAATCCCCAAGTAAAGTGATCTCCACCATTTCTATCCCGATAAGATAACCTTAAATCAGGTTTTTGTTTAAATCTTTTGAAAGATTCAATATTATTACTGGTAAATCCAAGTCTTTTCCATTCTTTTTTAGAAACTATTCTTGATGTTTCTTCTTCTAGATAAATTCTTGTTTTGTAATCAGCGTTAAAGACAAAATTTGAACTTTGTTTTCTCAACCAAGCTCCAACGGTCGATGGGAATAAGTTTGTTGGTGTTGGGTAATCACCATCAGCCTTACTAGTTCTAACTCCACCATCTTCATTTTTAAAATCAAATAAATGCATTATTCTTCTTAGAAAATTTTTTGCATCATCGTACTTGTCTTGATGGTCTTCAACTGTGTTGGCTGCATTCGGGAACAATATCTTTCTCTCAACTCTTGCTTCATGTGATGAAATAGTTCCTCTAACTAATGGTACATTATCTTGATCAGCCAAGACATTATTAAAAAACGAATTTCTTCCCTCAATTGTATCTGAGATGTATGCCGATTCTAAATCAGCAAATACAGAGTCAGCTAATTCTTTTTGAAAGTCTTTAAGTTCTGGTGGTAATTGTGACATCAATGAAGACCCTTCTATTTCCATTGGGTCGTCTGGATCGTTTAAATCATCACAGAAAGGATCACCACCGGGATCTAGTGATATTTTACTAAACTCTTCTTCAAATTCACTATCGGGTCCATTTAAAAATGAATCAAATAAATCTTCTAAATCAAAACCAATGGCAACACCAGGATCAGTACCGGGAGTAAAACCAGTGTCTGTTTCTAAGCATAAATATCTTTTACAAAACTCTGCATAAGTTGTATCGCCATCTTCTGATGTATTAAATGTTTCATATTGATTTTCCAACAAGCCCATTATTGTAGCTTTTTGGTCTTCATCTAGATAACTGCCTATCAAGTTTATTAGTTCTTCCAAGTCTTCTTCAGTTCTTAGAATATTAGACATTTCGGTTTCTTGTGTTGCTTCCCAGATTAAATCAAACAAAGGAGAGCCTTGAGGAGCCCCTTCAAGAAATATGTTCAAAAATTGACTTGAATTGATGTTTTGACTTACAGCTGTTGCCCAATCTACAACAGGTTCTTTATCTATCTTCTGCGTGCTGTAACGATAAACAAAATCTTGAAGTGTTGTTGTAGCGTCCGAAATTGCTCCTAAATCCTCTTGAGTTTCTCCAAAGGGAGTAAATCTATCTCCTTCGCAGAAAGCGTCAGCAATGGCGTCTAACAAGCCTGTATCGTCATTTCCTAACAAGGTTCTACCAACACCTGATAATAAATCACAAGCTCTTGCTAAAATCTTTTGCAATGTCTTTAGAAGATATTTGGTCAATATTGCGAAGATTGATTTCACTATCTTTTCGATAAATTTATTTAACATAAACTTTAACACATCGAGCCAAGCAAAACCAGGTAAAGTGGGAATATCAGGAAAATACCAAGCATTTTTTCCCATACATGGATTTAGTTCTATTCCTCCAACAACCTCATCTAGAAACTCGTCTATTGATGATGTATTAGGGCAAGATGCTGTTGCAACAACTGTGGCAAATATCTCAGATCCGGGAATGCTATCAATTAACTCTCTTAATTCTTCAATTGAAAAAGAATTTATTAATGCTTGTGTGTAAGATTCTAAAAGAACCTTTGCAACTCTTTGAACAGCTTGTTCGTAAGCATTTACGTCATTTCTAAACCTATCGTCTTCTAGTCCTTGAATTACATCGTTAGTAGTATTTGATTTTTGTATTTTAAGTTGAGAAATTGAATTATTGTAGTTGAGTATTTCTGATTCTAAAATAGAAACTTCATTAATTAAATAATTGTAAAATTCATCAAATTTTATAACCGTATTTGGAATTTCCTCTTCTGTGTAAAATAATAGAAAAATATCTTTATCAGATATACTTTTCAAAAACATAAATTCTGATTTTTCATTTTCTTTATCTTCAGATGTGTATTCACCTATTATTGGCTTTGAATTAATAATAAACATATCTCCAATGATGGGTCTGTAAGAATTAATTTTATTGTTATTTTCTCTTATTTGCTCTTCGAGTTGCAAAATTTGATCATCAGTATCTTGTAAAGAATCAAGAAGTTGTGCGTTTTCTTGTTGTGTTAGGTCTCCGGGATTTTGCGGAGGTTGCCGTTGGGCTTCATAATCGTTTATTTTTACAACACCTTTTTTCTCTTGTTGTTGTTTAAATTCCCAAGGTGTTGGAAGATTTCCAAAATTGTTTTGTATTTCTTCTTTTATTTTTTGTTGTTGCTCAGGTGTTAGACCAATAAATATTTTTTCCCAAGATTGAGGATCTTGAGAGTTAAGCAAGCTTTTTACTGCTGTTTGTAAAGCTTCAGCTGGGTTTAGTCCTTTTAACAAACAATTAATTATATCCAAAGTTAAAGATTCCCAATTACAAGGGTTTATCTTCTCAATAAGTTCTCCAACAAACTCTTCTCGAGAGCTTTTGTTTTTTAAATTAGCAACAGCTTCTTCTATTGTTTTTCCAGTTAATCTCTCAAAGAATCCTTTATCTCTCGTTTGTTCATTTGTTAATGATTTATAAAACTTAGCAATAGGAGAAGTTGCCTCAGTAGCTAACTTCCAATAATCTTTTTGTATTTGTAAGGCTTTGTTGTAAGCTTCTAGTTCTTCTTGAGCATAAATGTTTATAGCAGGTGATAAAGAACCATTTTTTAGTCCTCCCATAATCTTCTTGTATTCATCTTTATCATAATTTTCAAAATCTCTACAGTTTAATGAATTGAAAGCGTATTCTACGGCTTTTGAAAAAGATAATTCAGCTCCTAGTACGAGATCATTAAAAGTACTTTCGTTTTGATCCAAACAACTGTCTGCGTCTGGATTACCATCAGGGTCTCCGGAAACAAAGGTTAATTCCGGTGAAGTATATTTAACTCCAAAATCTTTCCAAGCTGGTAGTTGTCTGGAATTATCAATGTCCCTCATCATTTCATTTGCTTTGGAAACATAAGCCATGAGAGTTGGTCTATTGTTATATTTTTCTTTAAATGCATTCAAACCAACACCACATCTGTAAAACGGGCAACCAGCGTACTTCGCTTTTACTGATCTTATTTTGAATGGATTAGACTCATCACTTTTATCAAATATTATCTTTACCTCAACAGCTTCTCGATATTTTACACCAGAACCAGCTAGTTTTTGTGTGAGTCCACCACTGTACTTTGAGTTTGATTTGTAAGAAGCGCTTGAGCCATATTCATCTGAGTAAAGTTTATAATTATTTTCTCCTAAGAGGTTTTTTAAATCAGAATAAAATTGTTTAAATTGCTTTTCGTACTTAATAAAATAATACAACTTTGTATCTGGTGTTTCTTGATCAAAGTCAGTACCAATCCTCAAATGTCCGCCTTCTGTTTTCTTGTAAAATGATTGATATTCAGAATACGTTTTGAATAACTTTGGCAACGTTTTTTTAAATGTTCTTTTAATTGTAGGGCCCCTGAAAGTTACTTCTTCAACACTTTCTAACTCTTGCTGTTGGTCTTCTGATTCTTCTGCGAGATAATCTTGAGGTATTAAGTTAATCAAATTAGCAGGAACAACGATCTCAATATGAGCTTTAGCATTATCCGAAGGAACACCTTCAGATGAAGTAGAAGAAGGGTTTATTCTTCCCGCCATTCCGAACAATTCTAAAGCTATTGGGTTTCTGATTTGGTAATTGTCATAAATCGAAGGATTCATACGATAAACAGTGAAAGTTGAACCATCACCATTTCCTGTTGGAACTTGATAGATTTCAAGGTATTGATTGATAATTGATTGAGGTAGTCTTTGGGCACAAGATTCTGATGCGTTTTCCGGAGGATTCCAGCATATATCTTGGTCGATGATCTGTTTGTTCAAATATCCTAAAATATCTACTATTCCTTTTCTTACATATTTTTCTCTTAATTGTGGATTATTTGCTACTTCAGAAAAAAGTTCTTCTGATCTTACTCGAACAGTCCAATTACATGTCTTCTCATTCAACCAAATTGTTTCATATCTCCAATCAGGAGGAATAAAGTCTGGATTAGGGATACAAGTTGGGCAAATTCTTTTGAGATCAGGATTTTGATTTAATCCAAATTCATCAACAACTGGTTCTTTGATACAAATATCTTTTTGAAGATCTGCGAATGTTGATGAAACACCATCCGGATCTTCTATAGAATAAGAGATAACAGGCTCTGTGTACGATTGGGTGTTTGCCTCTGCTGTATAATAAGAATCGTCCACAGTTGTTGTTGTTAACTCTTCTGTTATTTCATAGGTTTTAATTTGAAAATCATTTTCAAACATTGGATTACCATTTCCAACACTATTATTATAAGGTAATAAAGATTGATTGTTTCCAAATATTGTACAATGAAAATAGAAATTTTGTCCTCCGTTTACAAACTCAGCTGCTGAATAGTCTTCTATTCTTCTCATTAATTGAGAATAATTAGTTCCGGAAGTTCCACCATCAAATTTTACTACAATAACTAAAGTATTATACGTAAAGTCTGTTGATTCATAAAAATGTTCTATTTTTATTTCATTTCTTCCTCTCTTTACAAACCTTATCTTAACATAAAGTGGCGTATCATCGTAGCCCGTTGGAGCTCCATCTAAACCATCTATTAAGCCATCACCGTCTTGATCAGAAAAGTGATTTTGTGAACTAGTACCTTGACGAGGTTTAATATAAATTCTAATAAAATCATCTGGGCTGCCAGAGTTTTTTCCAATGTCTACATATTGTTCCAAAGCTGTAACCACCTGAGTGACCGTAGTTGTTAATGGTAATCCTTGTTCTGCCATTGTTTTTCCTTATGATGAATGTACTGTTCTGCTAAGTATGTTTTTTCTTGTTTTCAACCTTAATGTTGGATTATCAGGATCTCCGATTCCAAGATAATTTAATTTTAAAATTTCAAAATTCAAAGATTTTGTTATATTATCTGTTATTTTTAAAAGATCTTTTGGAACATCAGACAAAGCTGCTGTAGCTAAAATCGGATCAGGTCCAACAACCACAACTCCAGCACCACCTCCAACATGAAAATGTGTTGATAAAACAGTTTTTAGTTTTGCCATATTTTTATTTTGCAAAAGAAAAGCTTGTTGTAAAGAAGATAGTTGATTCAAAATCTCATCTAGTAAGAATACCAAGTTATTGCCTCGAACAATTGGTTGTAAATCTTGTCCGTCTCCTGTTATGAATTCAATTCTTGGGTCAATTAATTTATCTCCATTTGAATCAAGTTCTCCTTTTAAACCTAGGTTTTCGAACTGTGATCCTCCTGCAAATATTTTGACTGAATTTCTTCCAATCATTCTTACATGATCAGATTTAATACCAATTCCAGCTTCACCCTTTGGTCTTCCAAATTTTCCTTCTGGTAGTCCAAAGTAATGGTCAATGTCACATTTTTGAGAAATATAGATCCTTGAAGCATCTAGGGCAAAATTATTTCCAACAACAGTATCTCTATCTATCACATCTAGATATTTCTTAACTGCTCCTTTTTTCCTATTAGCTCCAGACATTCTTCCGGCAACAAGATCAATTGAAGCACATGGAGGGCCGGCAATCTTTCCGTATCCTGACATTAAGTGAGATGGCCTATCTCTACCTATTACAATATTAGCATTTATCTTTGTATCTCCACCACCATCAACTGCATAATTGACATCTGGATAGACAAACTCGCAACCTGCTTTTTCAAATGTAGGCATCTTTTCCTTAAAAGCATTATGAAGAATTCCAGGTCTTTGTGTTCCTTCTGCGACTTCTTTTTTAAAAAACTCTTCTGTTTTATTATATATCCGAGCCATGGCTACCTCCTTCTTCTTTTTTAGCATTACAGTGTAAATGCTCCCCTCTTTTATCTAAACTTTCAATATTTGCAAATGTACAATATTTTGATTGTTTTGCAAACTTTTTTAAATCTTCTTTTTGTTGAGTTGTGTATTCGTTAGCAGGAATATCGGCTCTTGAGCCATTAGATGTTTTGATATCTACAGCTTCTCCAAGATTGTGTCTAGATGGGACAATTTGATAATTTTTAAAATATTTTTCATATATCTCAGTTATTTTCTTTACTCCATCGGTTTTAGTTATTTTTTTATCAATTCCATCTTGTAATACTAATTTGGCTTCATACTGCATATATTTTCTCATATAACCACCTTTCTTTGTCTCAGTACCGTAAAATCCATAATTTGTTCCTATTGTAGCAGTTGCTACATAAGAAGCATATGATTTATTCGGTTTATACGTTGTATCAAACCAACCCATTTTGGCTGCTTGTTTTCCTTCAACAACATTTTCCCACATTATTGTAGCTTGATCTCCCAATGATCTAAACAAAGATCCAACTTTAATTGGTAATAAATCTTTCCTATTATTGTTTTTAATGATTACAACAAGGTCGTCAAGAAATCTTTTAATTGTTGTTGAAGCTTGGGAATAACGTCCTACAAAATCTTCAGTACTGGGATTTTCTACTGTAGATTGTTGTTGGTACCCACCATTCTCCATAGCTAATTGTGCAGCAGTTAGCTCAGAAGCTAATAATTTTTTCATTATCAAATCAGCATATTCTTCTTGGTCAGATGTAGCTAGAGATCCGACTACTTTTAATCCTCTTTGTTTACCTAGGTTACCAGGGTTTTCATCAAATTCACAAACAACTAAGCTGCCTAGTTTGATACCAGTAACATTTGGTCCTATAACAGCTACAGGGTGCGCTAAGATTAAATCTATAAGTTGTTGTGCTCCGTCTAATTTTGTAGTAGAAGGATCAGGTAAAAAATAATCTTCTATTTCGTCTAGTCTAACATAAACAATGTTTTCATTTAAATCATCATTAGCAGAACTAGCCAATGTGAATACAGCTCCTTCGTCTATTCTAGGTAAACCAACAACTCTAGCTGTAAATTGTGTCTTTCCTAAGAATTTATTAAGTTCTTTTTTAGTTTCTAACTCTATAATTCTATCATTAGAGTGTTTTACTCTTGTTCTAGGTTTGGCTAGAAAAGTAGATATTCTATCAAAAGTTTTAGCCATTAATCTTTCTCCGCAATCGCAGAGAATAAATTATCCATCTCTTCTTTCGAGATCCCATCCTCTTTCTTTTCTTCTTTTTGAATAAGAGAAGCAACCTTCACCATTTGTTCATTTGAACGTTGAAGGGTTTCAACATACTTAGCTAAAGTAAGACCAATTTCTCTATGACGATGTTCATCTTTTGCAAGATATTCCATAGCATCCTCGAGTAAATCTCGAGTAACCAAACGATCTTCCTCTATGTTGGCAAGTGTTTTTTGTATTATTTCATCTAGTTTTTTTGACATACAATAATTAGTCTTTACTAAATTTTACCTTCGTCCCAGTTATCTTTAAACATTTTGTATCTCTTTCTTAGTTTATTTAATTGAGAAACAATTTGTTTTGTTGAAAATCCTGTTAGCTCTCGAAGATAAAGATAAACAGCTTTTTTGTTTAAAATATCAATTTCGTTAACTGAATTTATTAATATTTTTATTGCATCTAAAACTTTTTTTTCATTCTCATTCATGCTTTTTGAATCCCAAGAATCAATTTCTTTATTTAGATTTTCCCAAAATTCTTTTTCAATTTCATCTTGAATGTATGTTATTTCTGATGTCATTCTGGATTTTTGCAATTCAGCATCAGCTGATTCGTAATCTACTTCTCGTTTAGCTCTTTTAGAATTCTTTTTTACTTGTGCAATAAACCAGTTTTTGGTTATTACTGAAAAATAAGAAAATGCTTTTGATCCACGATTTGGATCGTATTTTGCTAAGATGGTAGTTAGCCATACTTTGCAGTCATCTCTTAATTCTTCAATGTTAGGGAGTGTTGTGAATCTATAAGTAAAAACTATCTTATCAACCATTTCATTAAAAGCTGGTTGGATTAAATTTTCATATAAATTACATTTCTCCAGGTATGTTGTAGCCGGATCGCAATACTTCAGAATCGCGTCCTCGTGAGTCTGAGTAAAGTACATCTTTTTGTTCTCTGTCTTTCTTCGTCTTTGTGTCATTTGTTATGTCCTCTGTTAAATCTTCCTCGATTAATTCAGAATCAAGACCGACTTCCAAATAATCATCCATGACCTCTATCAAATCATTCGTGTGTTGAACTAGTAATTTTACATCATCATCTCCATAAAACTTTTCTAATTCATAAACTCCTCTTATGTGTTCTTGAAAACCCCTTATTAATTCGCTTAAATTAGCCAAATTTTGCGTTAACCAGCCAAGCCTACCTAGTAGGTCCCGAATGTAATAAAAGGCTATTAAATTGCTTCCTAAGCTTATTAATAGGGCAATTCCCAATGCAGCATCAATCATCATAAGTTTGATTCCTCGCTTCGTTATATAGTTCTTTAAAGATTTTCTTGTTGTCCTCAATAGCTTCCTTAACTCTCTTTCCCTCTTCCGACGGAGGCTTGGAGATAGAAGTTAATTGAGGGATGCGTTCAAGCTCGGAGACATGAGAATAACATAGTTCACATTTGTCTTGCTTCTCATTCATACCATGATGAACTTGGAACTCTCCCTCGCATTTAGAACATCTGTAGACGTATCTAGGCATCTTTAACGCCAACGTTTACATTTGTTTTGACAACTGGAGGGTTCTTAACAAGAAGTTCTCCGTTGTCCATAAGATCCAGTTCGAAAGATTTGAGAACAGGAACAATGTCCGTTTGCTCAGTTAGAGCTTTTTGAAGAGCCATCATAATAGCTCCAAGTGCTTGATCAGATAATTTCATTTTTTCTCCTTTGTAATTACAGCTCCATCAATTTGAAGCCAGTTTTTATTCTTTCTTATCTCAAGATTTTTATTCCATGCAGCTTTCAATCCTAGTGCATCGATATCTAGATTTTCAGCATAATCAATAAAAGCATTGATATCTTTGGGAAAGCATTTTCCTCCAAAACCATAATCACCATCAGGACCAGGAACTTGTGTATGCATTGGGTTTACCCACTCCGAGGATAACAGTCCGTCTAAAGCTACATTCCAATTAGCACCTTCAGCTTCGGCTATTTGGTAAAACTCATTCATTAAAGAAACTTTTGCAGCAAAAAAACAGTTACAAAAGTATTTGATAAAACAAGCTGTTTTGTAGTCTGTTTTTATTATCTTAACTTTTGGAAATACTTTTCTATACATTTCTTCTACTTTATCCATAGGCACTTTGGCACCTCCTAGGACTATTCTTTTTTGGTTTTTAAAATCTTTAACTGCTGTTCTTTCTGTTAAGAATTCTGGATTAAATACTAAATTTTGATTTGGAAACATTTTTACTAGCTTATCAGCAGCTGCTGGTGTTATTGTAGACTTTATGATCAAAATCTTGTTATTTGATAATTTCTCTATGGCTGTTTCCAAAAAGTCTAAAACAAATTTTCCATCTTGATCAATTGGAGTTGGAACACAAATAAAGATGATATTATTTTTTGATACTTCATCTAGTGTATTATAACACTTGCTACTGTCAATGTCATAAATTTGAATATCGTAAAAATCTTTCATTCCTTCGTTGATAGCGTTACCAACAAACCCATTTCCTACTAAACCTATCTTTATTTTCATGTATTCTCCAAAACATTAATTGTAGCATTATAAACTTCTTTAATATCTTTTTCTGTCCACTTTGTATCAATGTGCAAATAAAAAACTTCTTTTGATTTTTTTAAAGAAACAGGCCCTACTTTTTGTTTTTTAAAAAGAGGCATCATGGACATTGGCTTAAAGGAATGTCTTGCGTTTATCCCTATTGATTTCAGCTTCTTGACCACTTTATCTGCATTTGGGTGTATCATGTCATAAACCCACACTACTTCTCTATTATTTGGCATCTTATATTTTTGGGGAAACAAAGTGTTGAACTTATCTGTTATTTCTTTTCGTATTGACAGATTTTCTTCAACATTGCTTAAAGAGTTTAAAATTAACTCAGATTGTAAATCTGTAATTCTATAATTAAATCCAATAGTTTTATGATAGTAATTATGTGTATCTCCAAAGGCCATACTTTTCATGTCAGCTATCTTTTCAGATAATTCAGTGTCATTGGTAGTTATCGCACCGCCTTCTTCGCCACGTATTATTTTGTTTCTATAAAATGAAAAGCATCCAATATCAAAAGACCCTATCATTTTGCCATTTTGAATAGCTCCTTGAGCTTCGCAAGCATCTTCTATTACTCTTAAGTTATGTTTTTTTGCTATTTTCATAACACGAGTCATGTCTACCACTCTTCCATAAATGTGTGTAACCATCAATACTTTTGTTTTTTCATCAATCAATTGTTCTACTTGATCAAGATCAATTAAAAGATTTTCATCGCAATCAACAAACACAGGTTCAAGTCTTGCATAATATACTGCTAGGCCAGAAGCGTACATTGTAAAATCAGGTACTATAACTTTAGAGCCTTCTGGTAACTGTAGAGCTTCTAAAGTTACATGTAAAGCAGCAGTTCCTGTGTTCACTGCTACGCAATTTTTAGTGCCAATGTATTTAGCATATTGTTCTTCTAATTTCTTATATATCATGATATCCTTCAATAATTTCTGTTGCTACATAGTTCTCATCTTCAGCAGCTTCTGTGTATTCTAAAACTAGAATTCTTTTACATATTTTCTTTAAATGTTCTTCTTTCTTATTCCAATCTTCAAGACCATTTTCTCTTATTATCATTCTTTTGATACTAGATAAAATTCCCCAATCAAACTTTTCTTTTGTTTCAAAGTCTTCCATTTTGGTCACAACAAATTCTTTATCAGGAAATCTTCTTTTTGCTTCGTTTATAAAATCTTTTGAAAAATCAATTCCAACATAGTTTTTCATATTTTTAATGTAGTCTCTACCGAAAGCGCAGCCAATATCCAGAATCTTATCTCCATCAATATCAATGTTCTCAAGTATTACTTTTTCATGACTTTTTTGAATTTTATCCCAATACTCTTTTGATACTTTAAAAACAGAAAAGTGTATCATCTCATCATTTTTAGCTAGACTTTTAGCATAAGCTAAACGATTATGCCAAAAGTTTTCATTATTAATTTTAGACATTACCAGTCCCACTTGTTATTATTAGCTCTATAGTATTCAATAGTCTTCTTTAAAGCATCTCGTAATGAAGTAGTCTCTCTCTTACCAATTGCTTTATATAACTTAGTGTTATCAGATTGGAGATGCCATATCTCCCAAGGCCTAACTCTTTCTTGATCGACTTCGATAATTACCTCTTCATGCCCCATCAGCTCACCTATTAATTTTGCTAATTCATAAATCTTGATTCCACCTTCAGAGCCCATATTGTATACTTCTCCAAAATCTCCTTTTTCTAGGAGTTCAACAGCCATTGTTACTGCGTCGCGAGAGTATTGAAAGTCTCTGAAAGAATTATTTCCAAGTTTTATTTTGTTACTTTGATTTAATTGACTAATAATTTCTGGTATTACATAAGGATGTGTTTCCCTTTCACCAACACAGTTAAATTGTCTCATAGCAATTGCAGGTACGCCCGCTTCTCTCCAGCGAACTTGTACTAGTCCGTCAGCAGCTACTTTTGAAACTCCATAAGTAGAGTGAGGTACGATAGGATCTTCTTCAGTAATTTTACCGGTCATATCACCATATATCTCAGCTGATGAGACTTGTAAAACTCCTTTGATTCCTGCTTTTTGACATGCATTTAGGACCCTCAAGACAGAAGTTGCATTAATATCAAAAAAATGCATTGGCCTTTCAAAGCATTCTGGTATATAAGGTTCAGCAGCATAATTGAATACATAATCAATTTTGTTGTCAATAAACACTTTTGCTAAGTCGTTTTCATCATCTCTGATATCAAACCATAGGAATTTAGCTTTTTCATTTAAATGCTTTTTCAATCCTGTGATTAGATTATCAAGAACTAACACTTTACATTCTCGATCATCTATTAGATGATCAACTAGATGAGAGCCAAGAAAGCCAGCTCCACCTATAACACATACATTACAGTTTTTTATATTTCTCATTTATTTTCTCCTATAAATTCTTGCCATGGCAAGTATGAATTACCATGAATATCTTTAACCTCTCTAACACTACAAATAGACTTGGCTGGTGAGCCGTAAACCAAGGTTTCTTTTTCTACACTTTTAACTACTAAAGAATTAGCTCCAACAAAAGAAGACTCACCGATAGTGATACCAGGCATTAAAACTGAATTGCTTGCTATTTGCGAGTAAGATTCTATTGTTGTAGATAATAGTTCTCCTTTAGGTGGATTTGGGTCATTTGTTACAACAACATATGGATAAATCCAGACATTGTTTTTGATAACTGTTTTCATTCCGATATGTACATTTGAATGAAATCTCACATTATTTCCGATCACTATGTTACCTTGTAAATCACACATTGTTCCAATGGAGCAGTCATTCCCTATTCTTGTGTTCTTACGCATCATTACCTTATCGCCACATTGAAAATTGTCACCAATTTGTACATCTTCAGAAATCATTGTGTAGGGCCTTATAAAGGAATTTTTTCCTATAATTGTTTTTTTTGATTGGTGGTTTTTAGATTTGTAAAGTTTAATATCTGAGTCTCCGATAATACAGTTATGCGATATTATTGTTTGCTCTCCTATCTCAACATTATCGTAAATAATAACATTTATGCCAAATTTGACACTTGGATGTATTTTTACATTATTTCCTAGTATTTTTGGTTTATTGTTCATTTAATTTCTCCATTCTTTCTATCATTTTTTCTACCATTTTTTCTATTGTTAAATCATTGAAAAATTCTCTTGTGTTTTCTAATTTTAGTTTTGGTGTATTGTTCCAAGTTTCTAAAACAGTTTTTTCAAAATCTTCGTAACTATCGTGTTTGAAATATATTGCTTGTTCTTTTAAGTATTCTTTTGCTCCCATGTACTTAGAGTCACTGACTATACAGGGTTTTCCATGATAAAAACCCTCTAAAAGAGTTAGTCCACCTGTTGAAGCTTCGTAATATTCGCAAACCATAAAGGAACATTCTAGAATTTTTTTCTGAAATTCATCTTCTGATAATCTGTGTCTGCTTTCGTGCAAAGGAAGATTGTACTTCGAACACACCTTTTTTAACCACCCATTGTTTCTATCTGGTATGTCTCTTAAAGGGTTGTATATATATCTATTGTCTTTGATATCATCCTCACTTGCAGAAAAGAATCTTGCAAACGTATGTATTGTTTGGCATTTATCTCCAACTCCAAAGTATTCTTCTACTCGTAGTGCAACTTCTTCAGACGGAACCCAAATTTCTACACTTTTCTTTAGATATTCGCCAAAACCTTTCCAATCATATCCTCTTGGATGTTTCCAGATCCATTCGTAAAGGTCCCAAGCATAGCAGATGATTCTTATATTTGGGTATTTTTTGTGAAAATCTTCTAATCTAGACAGTTGTGAATTTGTGGCTAAAACAATAAAATCACAATCATTGTCTACTTTATTTACAAGAACTTCTATTCCTTGTTTTTCTAACTCAGGAACCCATGGGTTTAAGTTATTTGATGAAGATTTAATTAAACTTATTTTCATTTTTTCTCCAGATTGAATCAATTTGTGTAGCACCTAGTTTTGTTTCCCAAAGTTTTTCAAAACCCTTCTCTAGCAAGAATGCTTCTACGTCTTTATGTGTTTTTTGATTTTTCCAAATTTCTTTCTGTTCTGTTTCTATTTGTAATAATTTTATCTTTTCCAACTTATCTTCAAAACCAGAAAGTACTTCGTAAGCTGCTCCTTCTACATCTATTTTGCAACAAATATTTTGTTTTGAAATATTTTCTTGTATAAAATTGCCAATTTTAATCACTCTTACTTTTACTTTAAGAAAAGAATCCTTTTTATACTCTCTCTCTAATACCGAAGATCTTCCATCATCAATATCTTTCCCAGCATGAAAAATCATTTCTCCGTCTTCTTTCCAAGCAGCTAAGTTAAATACATTAAATTGTGGATATTTCTTCATTATTCTTTTGAAATGAGCTGGATGTGGCTCTAGTATATAGACACAATCTGCTTCTACATTTAGCAATTCTGATAGGTATTTTGAATCATCTCCAGTCATAGAACCCACTTCTAAAATTGAATCTATTGAAATGTTGAATTCATTACAGATTTCTATTATCTTTTTCAATTCAATTCTATCGTTGTTGTCTTTACTACCCATTAATAACCTCTTGAAAAATATTTAAGTACTTTTGTTTGAGAGTAGACCAATTGTTTTCTTCGTACCATTTTTTTCCTTTAATAGAGATTTCCTCTATTTCTTTATTGTACCATATATCTATAGTTTTTGCAATATTTTTTTTGCAAAATATTGCAGATTTAAACTTAACGTTTGTGATGTTTTTGGTTTCATAATTTTCAACTGGTATTAGAATCTCTTTAGGGAGCCACTGATTCATAGGAAATCTATCTCCACACATAACAGCTAATCCACTTGCATAAGCTTCTTGAATAGGTAAAGATAGTCCATTAAATTTTTCTGGAAAGATAAAGACATCTCCAGAAGACCACAAATCTTCAAATTTTACACTTTTGTTAATTACTTCAATTCTACTGTCTTTTGGAATTTCAATAGGTTTTTGGCTTCTGACTATTAATTTTATTGGACTTTTCACATATTCCATAGACTCTATTAGTTCACTTGTTCCGTTTCTACCATATGTTCCTCCGTTTCCAGAATTATGAATAAAAGTTTTTGCCGTTTTTCTTTTATTCCATTTAATCTCAGAAGGCACTGGAATGTTGATTCTATATGACTTTATTTTAGGATAAAGTTTTGTATAGTATTGATGGTCTAAATCTGATGTTGTGATAAATGCATCTGGATACATGGGAAACGGTGTAATTTCATACATGGGAAATAAAATTGTCTTAACACCGACAGATTTGGCTAATTTAAAAATATCTAGATAAAAAGGTGTTTCAAATAATAATAAAATGTTTATTTCTTTTAAAAATGACGTTATTTTAATTAAATTTTCTTTTGAAATAGTTTTGGAATATGGCCAATCAGCACAGACATCTAGATCAATTACTTCTTTATTAAACCAGTCAGGATTGTTTTTTTTATCTGCATGAGATTGTATCAATACCTTTTGAATCAAGCCATTCCTGTAAAAATCTCTAACAAGATATCCTAATCCTTGGTTTGTAGACAATGCTACTGTTCCTATTATCATGATAATAATTCCTTTATTGTGTTTGAACGATTCAATAATAAATCATTTTCTGATACTTTTTTGTACCCATTAGAAGAAATAAAGTTTCTCTCTTTTTCATTTTCTAGGTAGTAGTCAATTTTATTTTTTAAATCTTCGAAATTGTTTCTCTCAAAAGTTATTAACTCTTTTTCAACATTAAACTCTTTTTCTATCCCTTTCACATAAGGATGAATCAAGAAGGAATTTCTACCTAATGCTTCATAAATTCTATTAGACCAATAATTGTCAGATTCGACACATTCACCAATAACTATTTTAGATCTTTTGTAAACTTTAGCCAAACTATCGTTTCTTAGTTCCCTGTCTCCTGTGTTTCCAAACCATTGAAATTTATTAGAATAAGTTTTTTTCAAAAAGTCTAATAAATTTTTTCTATATGGTAAATGGCACTTTTGTAAAGTTCCTACAAATAGAATGTCTATGTCTTTCTCTTCTATATCTTTAGAAAGATATTCTTTGCTTATTCCTTGTCTAACACAATGGTGATTAATATTCAATTTTTTGAAATTTTCTTCATTACCTCCATCTGGTGTCAAGACATAGTCTGATTTAAAGATAGGATCTGATGATAGCTCCTTTTCTCTTTCTAGACCAAAATACAAGTCAGGCACCCAACAAACAGTGGTGATATTTTTTTCTTTACATTGAATTAGAAGTTTTTCTTTTTCTTTGATTCTCAATTTTGTGTAGAACAGAAAGTCTGGGTTTGTTCTTAATACTAGCTCTTTGTTCAATAACCTATTTTCTTCAAATCTTAAGACTCTATAACCTGTTTCTTCTAATGCTCTGGCTTTTCCTTCTTCGTCATAAATTTCATCAAATTTTCCAATAAAACAAATAACTTTTTTGTCTTCAGAAAGTTCTAGTAAAATCTGCAAAAACGTTTCTTTTGCAATTTCTACTCTTCTTCTAATTTCAGATATTAATTCTTTGCCTTCTAGTTGTAATTCTTCACTTAAAAAACCTATTTTGCTTTTTTTAGTCATAACTTTACAGCCTAGCATTTTTGCTTCACAAGTGATTCTAGAAAATGTTTCTAAAACTTTTGGAACAAAAAGAAACGTTTCTGATTGGGAAAGTTGTTTCCATATTTCTTCTTGTTTTGTTGTTTTTATGATGTTCGGTTTTAAATTATTTTTTTCACATAATTTGATTGAATCTGAAAAACCTTTGATCGGATTACCACTTTTTAAAATAGAAATTCTGTGAGTTGTATTGTCCTCTTTATGAAATATTTCTTCTATTTTATTCAAATCATCATTAGACCAAAGACTTGTACCAATATTGATAACATTGTTTAAATTTAAATTTTCTATTAATATTTTTTGACAAATTTTACTCAAAGTAATAACCTTATAAGCCCTTTTATAGAAAAACTTATTTACTATTTTCTCTTTAGGGATAATAAAGTTGCTAAACACTGAAGGGTCTCTAGTGTTTACATATTTGTGATCATGTTCATAAATAATGTATTTTTTTGTAGATATCAGCTCTTTCATTCCATCACTCAATTGCACAAAATTTGATACTATTATCAAATCATGAGCGTTGACTATGCTTTCTGTCAATTTTTTACAATTAATATATGCTAAGTCGAAGTGTTGTTTTAAATAATTAATCAAAACATTGTCGTTTTTCTCAGTTCCGCCAACAATCTGATTACTAAAAAAATCTGAAATGAATAATAATTTTTTCATTAAATAATCACCATTTCTTCAATATCGTTTAACCATTCTAATTCTTCTTTTGAAGGACTGTAAATTGAATCGCAAAACAATTCAAACAACTTCTCATCAGAAAACTTGTCAAGAACTAAGCCTTGCAATTCTTTTGATTGTTCTCTCGCTTTGTCAAGATTCTTTGCAAGATATCTTAACGACATTTTGTAAGATCCTTGATCAGCAAATGCCCACATTTGTTCAGGTTCAATAACACCTTTCCAATGCGCTTGCTGTTGTACAGGTCGAAGAGTATATTCAACAGAGGTAAAATAATCCTTGCCACCGTGATTTAAAATATCCATTTGACCAGACCAACCACATGCAATAATAGGCAATCCTTCTCGAGCAGCTTCATAGATTGGAAGCCCAAACCCTTCACCATGAGCAATGTTAATTAAAGCGCTAATTTTGGGGTTACAATAGAGGCTAGTCATTTGCCCAGGGGTAAGGTCCCCGTGGAGCAAATAAACCTTGCATTTGCGATTCTCGTAGCGTCCAAGAAGGGATTTAAGGTGCTTTTCAACTTGTGTAAAGTCCATAATTGAATTTCCTTTGAAATTGGTCTTAACAACCAAACCAATTTCTTGGTCAATAAACTCTTCAACAAACCAAGTGATTGTGTTTTCAAAGTTTTTTCTTGGTCCAAGTTGAGACACAAGAAGGAAGTTTTTATCAAAGTCTAAATTAAAACCTGGGATTTCTTCAGGTTCATGTCTTTGGGTATTCTCCCAAACAACTTCAACAGGAGTTTCGCATTTGTAAGGAAATGTCTCACCAGTTTGATTGTTGGTTGCTTGAGCAACAGTATCAATCAAAGAAACCTTAGCATGATTTGATACAACTAAAACTTTATCCATTTCATTACATTTTGGTAACCACTGTGGTGAGCACTTGTTAGTTTCAATTCCAGCTGTATATCCTATATTTACAGGACACATCTTTTGAAACTCATTTGGTATTGTAATCTGTAGAGAAATGTCAGGTTGTAATTGTTTTTGTTGTAAAAGAATTTGTGTTTGTACAATTCTTTCATCTATCCATTTTCTCATTTCGTTATCTTCCCAAATCCATCCGGTTTTACCCCAGGCAATAGGTTGGATATAAATGTCGAACAAATCCTCTCGACTTCTTAATGCTCTTAAAGCAAACCTAGACTGTTCTCCGTAACCTGATTGTGATAATACAGGGCCTCTAACAAATATTTTCTTTTTCATTATGCGACCTCCTTAAATCTAATTCCATTATAATTTCCTTTTTGTTTCATAACTTTATCAATTATCTCAACCCATTTTTGTTGCAGTTCAGAAAAATTGTAATTTTCTTCAACATATTCTCTGCCAAGTGTTCCAAGTTGCCTTCTTCCTTCTTTGCCCATTTTATAAATCTTTGAAAGAGCAGAATGGAACTGTGCTTTGTCTATTCTGTCTTCATAAATATAAGGAACTTGTTGAGACCCTATAATAGATTTAGATGTTGGGAATATACCAATTCCAAATTCATCATCTCCATCCGTGACCTGTTCTTGAAGACCACCGGTCATTGTGGCAATTATTGGAGTTCCACAGGAAAGCGATTCCAGTGTGGCTAAACCAAAACCCTCAGCATCTGATATATTAATTGTACAATCAACCATGTTGTAAAGTTGTGCCAATTGTTCAGGAGGAAGTTTTTTGGTTGATAACATAATTTGTCTATCTTTAAGACCTAAATGCTCTATAATATGTTCTAGGTCTTGTCCGTGTGGATCTTTTGGTTCTGTATGCATTATTAATGCAGCTTTATCATGAAGATTTTCTTTATCAAGCCATTCTTTAAACCACCATACAAGAGTTCCAGATTGTTTTCTTCTAGCATTTCTGTTATTCCAAAAGAAAATAACCTTTTCCCGATCTTCTTCTTGCAGAGATCTTTCGCGAATCTCTTTAATTTGAAGATCAGACAAAGGTTTAAAGATATCTGAATTTACCGAATGAGGTAAATATGTGCAAGGAACTTCCGGTGCTACAGTTCTAACAATTTCATCAGTAACTTTAGAAATAGTGACAATGTGATCGTTAGATAAGTAAAAGTCCCTATTAAAATAAGGTGCAGGAAAGTTATCCCAAACATGGTGATAAACCATCGGACAAAGTGGTCTAATTTCATTTTCAATCTCCCATAACCAACCCCAAAAGCGGGGATCAGTCATAAACCAAAGTAATTCAATTCTTTCAGTCTTAATTATTGAACGGATCATTTCTTGCGTCCCGTATCCGTCAACGGGAATTATTTTCCAATCTTGACCATAAGGATCAACCAATTTTGGTGTATAATCATGATGTTTTATTGCGCCACCCAAACTTATAATAGAATACCTTCCAGTTTTGAGTAGACTCTCACAAAAGTATTTTGTTTGAGTTCCAACGCCGGAAGGTGATAGAGGATGGTCGGAAAGTGTTAATATTTTTATTTTTGACAATTGTCACCTCTTTTTATTTGTATTATAACACATAATTTCGAGGTTGTCAAACTTTTTTTAAAAAAAAATAAAAAAAAATTTATTTTATCTTGGGCAGTGTTCGGTGTTTCTAAATTCGCAAAGAGAACAAGACCCTCTATTCTTGAAGTGAGCTTTGTTAAAAATAGACTTTACACCCTTTACCAGAAGATCTGTTGCATTTTGAATCTTGCGAGGTCCTGAAGTCACACGAAAGATTTCAACATTATCTTTCTTTGCTGTTCTTTTTAATAAAGCAAAGTGAGTCTCAACTAATTTTGGTTCAATGTTATGCTTTAAGCAAAAAAACTTTTTATAAAGGGTCAATTGATAGGTAATATATTTGTCTGTTCTTTTTTGAGCATCCCAACCCCAAGAGCATGTCTTCCAATCAATGATGTGGTATTTTCCATCATCTGTTTTTAATACCAAATCAATAAAACCTTTAAACTTACATTCTTCTAGTTCAGGAATGTCAATGTATAGTTTTTCCTCAACAGAAAACACTTCATAATTTTTGAATGTTTTGATTACCTCAGGAATTATTTGAGGAGCAATTTTCTTTGCTTGATCAGACATTATTGTTACAACATTTTGTTCCAACTCAACATCTTGTTTTAAAAGTTCTTCAATCTCTTTTTCAAACGTAAAATCCCAAAAGTCATCGTAATCTTCTTCTTGGATCTTATCTTCAATTGCATGTTCGCACAAAAGATGAAGAGATCTTCCAAAGGCTGTGTATTCGTTTCCAACGAATTTCTTTATTTTATCTAAATAGATTAGTTTGTGTTTCCAAGCACACTCGGACCACGTTTTAAGTTCTGAATATGATATATGCATTTAATCCTCCAAGTCATGTAATTGCATTAACTTGGAGAACAAAACTGGTGAAGTTTCTTTTAATTCTTCGCGTTTGCCCATATAGAACTGTTCAAAACCTTTTGCCCAATACTCTCTTAACGAGGTAACAGCATAAGGTGAAGGAAAGATCCCAGGAATCAATTGCCACAAAACATCATAGGTAACTTTTTCATAAAGAAAATCATCAATGTCTTTATCATAATCAATATTGTAAATAAAACCTGTTGGTGTGCCGAAACCTTGATCTTTCAAAATAAAAGCTAATTTCTTTCTTCTATAGAGGAACTCTCTTTCAAGCTTTCCATCTTCATAGATTATTTGTTCAAATTGCTTTTCATTTGAATGAGCAATTTCATGGATTAGATCATCGATCATATCCATTTCAGAATCTTGTTTGTTTGTAATATAAATTGCTCCATTTTGCCATAGAGCATTAATATCTCGATCAATAAGATCTTGAAATTGTCCAATATAGATTATATCAATATTTGATAAAACATGGTTAGGAAGATGTTTAGCAACATAACGAATAACAAAATCTACATCAATCTCTTGAGGTAGTTGGTCTTTGATATAGATGTTTACGTCACCTAACATATAATGATCCTTTAGTTTTTTTGATCTTTTTACAGACTCTTCTAACCAGTTCATTTATTCTCCAAAGTAGTAATGTAATTATAACACGGAAGTATAAATTTGTCAAGGAAATAAATAGAATCTTTTTTAATCAAACTAAAGAATTTTTGAAGCAATCGTTGCAAGGCGAGATCTTTCACCTTTTAAGAAAGTTATATGTCCTGAAATGTCATGAGACTTAAATTTTTCAACAGCATAAGTTAAACCATTTGAGGTTTCATTTGTATAGATATTATCAATCTGTTCAATATCTCCTGTAAGAACAATTTTTGTTCCTTCTCCAACACGAGTAAGTATAGTTTTAACCTCATGTGCGGTTAAGTTTTGAGCCTCGTCAATAACAATAAATGCGTTATTAATAGAACGACCACGGATATAGGTAAGAGCTTCGATTTGAATCTTTCCTCTTGCAACATATTCATCCAAATAAACATTATCTTTTCCTAAAATAGTCTCCAAGTTATCTTGTATAGGCATTAACCAAGGAAGCATTTTCTCATGCATGGTTCCGGGCAAGAATCCAATGTCTTTTCCAAGAGGTTGAACGGGACGAGAAACAACAATCTTTCTATATTTGTTGTTTGTTTTCTTTAAGGAAAGTGTTTGTTCCATTCCGGCAGCAATTGCCATTAAGGTCTTTCCAGAACCAGCTTTTCCAATAAGAGAAACAAATTTAATTGAATCATCAAAAAGAAGATCATAAGCAAACTTTTGTTCTTTATTTCTTGGAATAATACCCATTGTTAAGTTCTTAACATCATCTCTTATTTTCTCTATGGGTTTTTCATCCAAAACAAAACGAGCAAGGGCTGATTTCTTTGGATTTGAAGAGGAAGTAAGAATAAGAAATTGATTTGGATACAACTTGATCTTTCTTTCTTGTTGAAAGATTTCGTCAAAATGAATTGGTTCGTCACTATAGAACTGTTCAATTAATTCATCATCAACAACTAATTCAAGAAAGCCAGTGTAAATCTTTTCAGCATCTTCAATAACTTTTCCTGTTTCATAGTCCTCGGACAAAAGACCAATGGCATCAGCAATGACTCGCATGTTGATATCGCGAGAAATCATTACCGTCTTTCTCTTTGGGAATTGTTCTTGAACAGCAAGAGCAACACCAAGGATTTGATGGTCGGGAACTTGCATTGATAAGAAGCCAGGAAGGTCCTTTTTTGCCTCTTCAACTTTGAGGGTGCCCAAACCCTTGCCAAGCTTTATTCCCTTGCTTAAAGAACCCTTTTCGCGCAATTCGTCAAGGGTTTTAATGATCTGTCTTGCATGAAATCCAACGGAATCTTGACGTTTTTTATGTTTGTCAATTTCTTCGAGAACTTTGTAAGCAATGAACAAATCATTGTTGCCAAGTTTATAAAGACATGATGAGTCGGTTAAGAAAACCGAGGTATCAATCACATAGTTCTTTTTCGCCATTGTTGTTTCCTTTTGTTAATGTAATTTTCAACTAGTTTTTCTAGTTTAAATTGAATTTTATGATTTTTTGATTCTCTAACTTCTGATTTCATTTCCAAATAGTGGGTTAGACTACCTACGGAGGAGCTCATGTCTTGTGAATTATCGTTATTTTCTTTTTTCAATGTGACTGTTAGTATGCCTTCTGATTGTTCTTCAATTTTAGTAATTTGTACTATTTCCCTTTTAGAATATGTGATCGTGCCTACTTCAAAATTTTCAGATATTTCATATTTTTTTTCTAATATCTCATTTTTTAATTCAAGTAGTGTGTACACTAAGTCATTTTTTTGATATTCTTCTAAACTAAGATTGGTAAGATTGTTCCACCATTTAGAAATTGAAGTGGTTATTTTATCAAGGTTATCTTTCACAAAAGGAAAAGTTGGATATTTATTATCAATTTTGTTTTTGGTCCCAACAAGCACAAGATTGCCCGAATCATCTTTCATAACACTATTGATTTTAAAGTGTTCGATAAAGTGAGGTTTTTTAAAAATCTTTTCGGAAATATTTTCTATTCTTCTTAGATTATTATCATCTAAATCTTTTAGGTCAATTTTTGTCAATGTCTTTAAAAATATTTTATAATCAACTTTATTAATGTTATCATTTATTAGCTTTAAAGCTTTATGCACTTTCTTGTTAATTTCTGAGGATTTAAATCCATCATGAATATCCTTTTCTTCTGAATTGTATTTGGATTGAGTATACGAATATAAATCTCGGAACATATTTGATAGTTGTGCTCCGGTGTTCGTTCTACCTTCATTATCAGATAGTGTTTGATACTTAGTTAACATTTCATTAGAATATTTGGCCAATTCTTTTGCTGCTGTTCTTAATTCATTTTTGTTTTTATTGTTTTTCCATTTTACCCACATTTCTTTTATTTTATTTATAAAGTTTTCAGAAAACTTATCTTTAAAATTTTGATTTTCATTTGATTCTCTAACCATAAAAGGAAGACTTCTAAGTGTTCCTTTCGCTAATTTTTTCAACCAATTGTCTTCATCTTTTTTAACATAATCATAAATAAAGTTTTCTATTTTGCGTAGGTCGTTGAACCTCTCATCTTGAAATCTATAAAAAATTGAATTCATAATTTTAAATGCGGTCTCTTCATCACTTGTAGTAGTTATTTTGCCTTCTTCTGAAGTATCTAAGCCTAATTCTGCCATTATTGCTTCAGGAGATAAATCACTAACTTCTGCTGTTTCGTCTTTAGGATCAATCGCTTCTTCTCTTCCTAAATTTTCAATATCTTCTCCGTTTACACCTTTTCCAAGAATTGATAATCCATTTCCAAGAAATTGAATCAATGCTGTTCTTAATCCTTCAATTGCAACTTCTCCGCCATCGACTGAATTTAAAGATTTAAAATTTGCAATTGCTGTTTTTAAATGTGTGTTTATTGCTTTTTGAAACTCATCTTCGTACTTATTAAGTTCAGGTCCATCGGCAGAGCCAAATGGTGCAACGTTTGGAAATACTTTGAGAATTGTTTTAACGTTTTCAAGTTCACCTTGTATATCATCTTTATTTGATGTTTCTAACTTACCACCAACGATAAAATTAATGAAGTCGTGAAGTGGTTGCAAATTAACACTTTCTTCTGCTGTTTCTGGACCTGTTTCAGTCTCATCTGCTTCGGATATTGTTTTTGGCAAAGATTTTAAAATCATTTTTCCATATTCAATTAATTGATCAACCTCTTTATCTAAAATTCCTTTTTTTCTTTTTGCTCC